GATCACGTCGGCGGGGCGCTTTTGCCCCTTTGGTCCTTTAGGCATGTGGTATCCTGCTATTGCTTTGCGCTAAGCATAACATGGGAACCGGGTCGTGTGATGTCAATTTTCAGACTGATGCACTACCAAACGCCGGTCGGCCGGATCCGCTTCGAATCTCATGGCCCGAAGAAGAACACGTGGATGTGGTCAGGTCATGGGGGAAAGGTCCGCGAACGGCCCCCCCCTCCCGCAAGGTGGGCGATGGCAACGTTGCCGATTGTAGCGTGACGCGGCTTTCCGGATTTTTGACACACATTTCCGGATTTTTTGTTTTTCCAGTCGCCTGTCAGAAGTCGCACGCTTTTAAGTGGATGTTGGTGCCTCACCGAGGCCGGATGATAACTTCCTTCACTTTCTTAGACTGACCACGGCCAGCCACCGAATAAGTGCAATCGACCTCTTCAATCTGGAAATTTGAGAATGTCTCGAAGACTCCTCGAACGGAGTTCAAAGACAGAATGTAGGAGCCTTTTAGCGTCCATGTTTTGTTAATCCGAATCAGTCACACCTTTGATTGCCCGTTAGGGCTCGGGTGTGACGGTCATCTCTATTCGCTGTCGACGGGCACGTCCCCAAACTAAGCCCCGTCTCCGGAGCGGGCAACCGCTCCGGGCACCTGGTGTTGCCCCAAATCATGTCTACTGAATGTGGGCGCCTTGAGGGTTCACGGCCATATAACCGCCCCCACATGGTCAGGGCGATGGGCAAAAGAAAACCCGCCAGGGTGCGCATCGTTGAGAGGCGTGGCGGGTGTTGTTGAAACCTTTATATTCGGTACCGGTTTTGCCGTCATTGCTGTATCGGTTTCGGCGAACTTTAATTCATCTGCGGCAGATAAGGCGCAGTTTCGTTCGCAAGCGTTGCAGTCGCAAGAATGCGTGTTCTCAGCGTTGCATAATCCACGTCCTGCACATCAATTCCTTGCTCATCCGCAATCATCAATGCGCAAGCCAGGGACTGTGCCGCCTGCATAGCCGAGAATTCCATTCGAGTCGATCCGAACGCAACGTGATTTGCCGAGATTCCGAACGACACTACAACCCGTTTGCTTTGCGTGCGCATCGGAATGCAAGCCTCATATGGGATTGGGGTTGTCTTATCAACGCCGCCAGCAGAGACAACGAAGTTGCCTTCGCCACGGACTTCCCAGGTGCCTGCATTGTCAAAGGCGTAGCGATAGAGCCAGTGACTATCGAGCGAGTAGACCGCGACACCGATAATATTTGTCGAGCGTGGTGTTGTCCCATCGCCTGAATTCATATCTGAGCCGACCATTTGGTAATCGGTGACTAGACGTGCAGGCTCGCGGACGTAGGTCCGATGCATCCAGTTTGGTTTCTGGCCGGAAGCCCAATCCGGGTCGCAATAGTGATTTGCCACCAGACCAAACGTCAGGGCCAGTGTGCGAACCGTCGCCGGGATGCGCGCGTCCGGCTCGTATTGCAGCCAATAGAACAGGCCGAGGATATAGTTCTTGATCTGATTGCGGATCGCCAGTTTGGCCGCACGCGACCCGACGACATAGTTTTTCGAGGCGTCACCGAGGAAGTCTGTCGATTGCCCGGCGATTTCATTGTTGTTGCAGTCGAAGATGAAGCCGTGGGTCGTGCTCATGATGGCATCATATTTCAACAGCTTGGCGAGCGTGATTGTCGGGTCAATCGCAAACTGCCGCCCGATCATCTCGTAATTCAGCGCGCTATAGCCAGCCGGCGGTGTCGCCGGGAATGGCACCCTGATTGACGGATCGTTGGTGAGGGTCACGCGCTCGTTGAATGCCTGCACCCCATCATCTGCGCCGCCTTCAGGCGTTGTGATGGCCGATGCCAAGCCGTGAACACCGGGCAGCAGGCCAGAAGCTGGTGTGCCGGGCGTGATGAACGGATCCACCTGGATGGTGGTCCCGGCGTTGTTCTTGAAGTTATTCACCAGCAAGCGGCGGCCGTTGTAGCTGTCATTGCCACTGCCTGCGGCTTCTCGACCAGCAAAGGTGGAAATGCCGAGTGCCCGGATCAGCGTGTTTTCGTCCGTGCATTCCATGGCGTATTTGCAGCGGAAGGAACGGCCATCCTCTGTATTGATCGTGATGCCGGTCGCATCTTCGCTGGCCGTCTTGACGCCGTCAGACCAGAACACAGGGATATTTCGACCATTGGTCCGTGCGGGATCGCACATTGTCCGCATTACGCGCTCAAAGGTCTGTGGCTGAAAGGTGGTAACCGATGTGCCTTTGCCTTCAATGACCTGGCACTGGCGAAGCACCCAACGGGACAGACCTTGGATAGACGTAATCGCATCGATGTCCGCGAAGCCAAGACCGCCCGACGACATGCCGCCAAGGCGACGGTCGAAAGCATCACCGACGATCGCAACGGACTTGCCTTGCCGCGACAACTCATAAGCCGCGACGAAACCGAATGCCGACGCGCCCCAAATGACATAGTTATAGGCCGATACCGACGCAGGCTGGACTCCCGGAAGGTAGTCGTCAAGATCGCCATAGGCCATCTTTTGATGCAGCCGCTCGATTGCCGCGTCCAACACGACGCGCTGGGCATCAGTCAAGGCGCGGGAGATGAACCATGCACTATGCACGTTGGTGGATGCGACAAAGTTGCCGTTCTGGTTTTGGCCGAATGCAACAATTAACTGACGTTCGAGGGTCGCCGCCGCGTTGGTGATCGTGGCCTTTTTCACAGACCCTTTGTAAGCCTCGAACTCTGTCGCGTTCTTGCGGCAGACCGAATGCAGGCCGATGCCATTCCAGTCTGTCGTCGCCCCGATCGTCGTTGCAATCGCGCCGCCGCATCGCGCTGCCATGGTGTTGGCGGTGCTGTTGCGGCCTGAGATCGTAATCCCGTTTGTGGACCCGCGTGCGCCAAAATCGACAGATGCGTTTGCTGTGCCAGGGCCAGTCATATAGACGCCAGCCTCGTAATCATTGACAGGCAAGTCATCAAGATAATACGCAGTGCGAACTGTGCCGGATGCTGCCGCCTGGATGTCTGTTGATGACAGCCCACCGACCAACGCGCAGGGCTTTGAAACGTCTTTCCAGTTCGCCAGCCGCCCGTTCGCATCAGCCATATATTTCCCGAAACCGATGATGCGCGGCCAGACCGGATCGCCATCGGGGAAGTTTTTGACTGTCCGGAAAAACTCGTCCATCGTCTTTTTACGGCGCGATGAAGGGACAGACGAAAATGTTGCCGCAACCGCGTCCGTCTCTGCCTGATAGGCGAAACTCGGCAGCACGGCCCCCCCACCAGCCTGGGAGGCGATGGCAACGTTGCCGATGGATAGACTCAGATCAATTCTCATATCAGTGCCCTTTCCGGATCATTTCTTTCTTGAGGTCATCGACCTCTTCGCACAGGCGATCGATCGATCTGCCGAGCGACTCCGTCCCGCGTTCAAAGGACTTGCGCCCATTGATAGATTCCATGGTTTGGGCCTCGATCGCTGCCGTTGCTCTATTGAGCGCAGACGGATCAACGATCACCGCGGCGACTTGGGCAGTCGATGCGGCAGAGACGGGGAGTGATTTCTGCCCGCTGGAAAAGCCGCCCCTTGTCACGAAGTAGAGAATTCCAATGCTTATGCCGAAAGCGATGATGGCGAGTGGTGGCAGATCACTGATTTCCTGAAACTGCATAATTCTCTCCGGCGTCATGCGCTGCACGGTAGGCATTGAGAAGCTCGACGAGCGCAAGCATCGGATAAATCGCTATCCATGTGCTGATGACACCGGATGACGCAAAACAGTAGTTGATGCCGCCGAAGACGAGGAAGCCGACGCCGGCAGAGAAGACACGAATCCATGGCGTGACGTTCTTCTTTGCGCCATTGATGACGAGCCCGATAATTCGCAGAAGCCCGACACAGACCATCAGCCAGCCAAGGGTGTCTTCGCTGAAATAAGACCGGAAGAATGCAAAGGACGGTTGATCGAACACCGGTTCAGGGAGAAGAAGCGACGCACCCCATCCCGTCATAATTGTTGCCCATATCCATTCAGTCATTCGCGGCCCGAACCGATGCTGAATGCGGATCCACATTCCCGGGCCGGTGTAGCTGGCCGATTCCATCACGAATTTTTCGCTGAAACGACGATGTTCGGGCTATCACCAGGGGTAACGATCACGACATCCGCCTTTGCCGGGAGCTGCTTGTCGATCGCCTTGGCGGCATCGAGCGCCTTTTCGGATGGCCGCTTGACCAGGGCATAGGCGACAGTTCCCAGCGAAACGAGGGCACCGACGATGACGTCGAGATTTTGCGTCAGGACAGCGGTCTGATCGCTTGACGTCCAGCCACGTGTTGCAAGAGCAGCGGCCATCCACACAAGCGCATAGCGCAGGATGAGGGGCAGATAGTTGGTGATTTTCATGGTAGTATCCTTTCAGGTTATGGGATAAATTTTCAAAGTCGAGCAGCCTGGACGTGCATCCAGTCGAAGTCACGGGCCTTGCCCAACGAAAGCCAGCCCTCGCCTTCCCAGACCACCCAGAAATGCACCGCATCAGGATGGGAGAGACGAGCCTGCGGCTTGTGCACATGCAGTCCGTTGCGGAGGGGATCGAAGTCGATGGCGATGCCCCAGCTATGCATGGAATAGCTGTTGCCGCCGCGCATCTTGCGCACGTTCAGAGATCCTCCGAACTGGTCTATGCCGAGGCTAGCCCGTTCCTTTGCATTGTAGATCTGTGCCACCCGCTGCAGAACGCGCTCGGCTGATGCCGCCACCTTGCGATGCAACGTCATCTTGCGCAGCCGGGTCGAAGGCGACCAGGCAAGGAACATGTCGAAGGGAACCTCAATCTGCACCTGGTTCTGACCAACTGGCCCATAGACAGCGAGACATTCAGACTGGCGCGGCCAGATCGTTTTCGATGCCTGGAATGCTTCCTTGACGGGCACGATGTCCCGGTTAGGGATCTCGGTCATGATTTTCGGCGAAACCGCGCTGGCTGATGCCCGCAGCGCCGCCACCACCTTCGGGTCGGCAATCCCGTCGATCGTCAACCCATGCGCTTTCTCGAACGCCTTGAGCGCCGCGATCGTCACAGGACCGACATCGCCGTCGATCATGCCAACTGCATAGCCGTGCGCCGTCAGTCGGCTTTGTAGCCACTGTTCAAAATTCATGGTGAATGTTCCTGTTTAAGGGACGCTTAAGGCCAGACGAGTTCCGGCAGTTCGCCGATCAGCTCGTCGATACCAGGCTGGATGCGCGCGCCGCTCTGCACATTTTCAAGCTCGGCATTCGCATAGGTCCAGACCGCCGATCGCCAGACGAACAGCGCTTCCGCCTCGGCCGCAAATTGCGGGTTCGGGTCATCGCGATAGCTGACAGCCGTCTGGATACCGTCATACTGACGCTGTTGCGCCGTCGCATCGAGATGCATCTGGATTGCTGCAGTATGCGTTGCAATGAGACTGGCATATGCCGCTGCCTGCTTTCCCTCGGCTGTCACCAGCCGCGTAAGATCGATATTATTCATCGCCGTCATCCTCCTGCGATTGCTCTGATGTCGGCAGATCAAACGGGATTGCCAGCACACCATCCGGCGGCATCGAGAGATCTGCCGGGTTGGCGACATCTGCCGACGGGTCCGGGCCGTGCGGCAGGATCATCGTGAGATGCAGGATACCTTCGATCCGCTGGACATTGCCGGTGATAAATTCACAGTCTACGGCCGACGCCGGCAGCGTTGCACCTTCCGGAATGACCGAAAAGTCGAAAGCCGTGCCATTGATGGTGAGCACTTCACCCGCCTTTTCGATGATCAGGGCATCGTTGCGGCGCTGCGGTGAAAATGAGATATTCATCTTAGAACCACCTTCCGATGACAGTCCAGTTGCAGCCGGTTAAAGTTGTGCTTACCCGATAGGTAAACACGTCCATTCCGGTATTTGTCAGTGAACCAAAGGAAACACCAAGTACGGCAGTTCCGATAGCGCTCGTGTTCGCCGTCACCTGAGCGGACTTGATCGCGCTTGTAAAAGACGCAGGAAATGTGACCGATCCTGATGTTGGCGTATTGGCAACGGGCGTAATTGTGATGCTGCCCCAGCAAATTTGGGTGCCATCTGCAAACCGGACATACTCACCATTGGCATTGCTACCGCGTTCAACGATGGCACCCGTAGCAACGCCGGAACTCTGCGCGACCGTTCCAACCATTTGAGGATTGATCTTGAACCAGGCATTCGGCCAGGATGTGCCACCGCTTGCGCCGGTGAACCTCATCCAAACATCGCCATTGTTGCGGTAGTAGACTTGCACATAGTGGTTCGAAAAGCTGCGTGCGTAGACGACCAACATCCCGGTATAGGCCGAGCCACTTGCACCGGCGTAGCCGTTGGACCAGGTTCCCGTTATTGAGTAAACGCCACCGACATTGATGCCGTCGAAGTTGCCATCTGTCATTCCTACTTCGGCATTTACCGGTTGCGGCGCAGGTCCACCAAAGACAGGGCCAAGCTTCGCTAGCAAAGCCGCCATGTCAGCCGTGTTGACGATGTCGCGCCCCTTGAGCTTGAAATCCGCAAGTGCGGACGCGCCCGCTCCGGTGTAATAGGGCACCTTGTTGGCAGCGCTTGTCAGTGCTGCAATGGAGGCGACATTGCCGTTTCCAAGCATGTCGATCAGTTCACGGGCCGCAGCCAGGATGCGGGTCGCATCCGGGGTAAAGCGTACCTCGTATGTGTCTGTGGCCCTGGTGGTTCCCGGCCAGCCATACGCCAGCGTCAGTGACGTGTTGCTGTTCACACTGGCAATCCGCACGGCAAGACCGGCCGCCCAGAACAGGTCACCAGCCTGCAGACCCGAGGTTAGCCAACTGGTGCCCTGCCCTGTAACTGACGTACCGACATTTGCGATCGATGCCGTACCCGTATTGTATGTGGTTGCGATTGGCATCAGACATCACCCCCCTGCCATTCCACGCCATCTCCGCCAGCATCGGCTTCACAGATATTCGCGTGTTTCGAAATGCGCTCGACTTCTTCTGCCGGACGTTCGCGCTCAATTTCGGACTCGTAGAGAGCCTGCGCCAGGATCAGGTTCCTGTTGCGCAGGTAGGCGATCTCCTGCGAGAGTTCGCCTACGTGAACCGTGGCGTGAATGGATATCGTGGTGGACATGGGTTTTCCTTTTTACCGGCGCCAGTAGAGAAATTTCACATCGATATCGACCGAGACCGAGCCAAAGCCGGAACGCTCGATAACGAGTTTGTAGTTGTTGGTTCCTGCATTGGTGGCAGAATGGATGCGAAAGGCATCGAGCGTGCCGCTTGTGTTGCCGGAGCCGTAGCTCCTGAAAAACGAGTAGGCCGTTGAACCGGTCGTGGTGTTGACGACGCTGACCTCGAAAGTTCCGGAAAAGGAGGAACCTGCCGAAATGCTGTAGCTTCCTGTGATCGAGATCATGGCCGGACTGCCGCTCATCATTGAGGTCAGTGCGACAGTGTCTTCGGGATCACCGAGGCTGTTTCCAGACATCGAAGCTGTCGCAGTCACGGCGTTTGGTGTGATGTTGCTGGTCCCGACCCGCAGGTCGTCGATATAGACAATGCCAGACGCAATACGGAACGGCACCTTCAGCGACGATCCGTCCTTGAAGGCAAATTGATCCGCCTCGACGACAAACAGTGTAGGAACAGCAGTGCCCGACGGCACATCGACGTAAAATCCCGCCGCACGATAGCTTCCCGACGTGCCATAGCGGACGCGACCACCTATCCGGGCATAGCCTGATGGACCCGCCACCACTTCCATCTTGAAGCGCGCATCCGCAGAGTTTCCGTCAACAGTGGCTTGTATCTCCGTGATCGCGCTGGCAGATGCTGTAATGCGCGTGTCCGTCACATCCGACCAGGCAGACCCCGTCCACCGGAATGGTTTGTTGCCATCGTCGCTGTCATACCAAATGTCATTGGTACGCAGCGGAAAGGCTGTCGACCCTGTCGGTGCTGTCGTCTGCCGGAAGACCTTGTTTTTCGAGTCAGCGAGCACAATGACGCTGTCGACCCGTGTATCGAGGGCTGTAAAAGCCGTCGCCCGTCCGCCGCTAGGCGCATCTTCGTCCCAGTCTAGTTCCGCCTTGATTGATGTGATCGCGCTGGCATTTGAGGTAATGCGCGTGTCCGTCACATCCGACCAGGCAGACCCAGTCCAGCGATATGTCTTGTTGCCATCGTCGCTGTCGATCCAGAGATCATTGGTACGCAGCGGCACGGCTGTTGTGCCGGCAGGTGCACTTGTCTGGCGATAGACCTTGCTCTTGGCGTCAGCGAGATTATAGGACAGCGTCACGCTCGCCTGCAGGTCCGTGAGGGCCACGGCGCGAGCGCCCTGGGCATTGCCATCGACCCAGCCGAGATCCGCCTTGACCCGCGTGATCGCTTCGGCCTGCGCCGCCGTCAGGCCCTCATTGACGACAGCGCGACTTTCCAGAGATGAGAGAGCAGATGCCGTGGCAAGATTAGGAATGACAGCCTGCACCACGCTGACGGCCCGCGAAACAACATCGAGGCTGCGCTCTGTCAATTCGATGCGCGTCGTCAGGACCTGGGACGCATCAGCCGTGACCTTCAGCCCCTGCATCTTGCCGAGCAGATTGGCAAAGTCCTGATCGACGGCCTCAAGCGCGATCGGAAGCAGGGCGTTTCGCACCGCCGTTACGGATTGCCCTTGCGCAACGACACCGCCACCGCCGATCGCTGCAACCTCTGCCGACAGAACAGCGAGAGCCGTCGTGCTGGCCTTGCCGTCCAGCTCGGCATCCACCGAAGTGACAGCCGTCGAAAGCGCGGTGACCGTGCCTTCCAGCACAGTGACATCGGAGGCGAGCGCGCTGACACCGCCGGCAATCGCCGTCAGCCCCGTTTCCGGATCATTAATCGACGCTTCGATCGCCACGATATCCGCAACATTGGCACTGTCGGCCGTGATCCGCGCCGATTGCTCGGCGGCCAGTTCCGCGCGCGATGCACCCGGCGACGGGCTGCCAATGGCAATCCAGTCGATCGTGAAGTAGTCCGTGGCGGTCTGCGCTGCCGAAAGATCGATCCGGATGCGGTCGATCGTGCCCGTCCAGTCAACGTTGAAGGTCAGCAGCGCAATGCTGTTGGCATCATAACTCGGCTCGGCAATCGTTACCTGTCGCGAAACATCCCATGTCGGATCGGCAGCTAAATACCACCAGAGCTGACCATCCCATGTCGGGGACCCGTACTTCCGGATACGCGCACGCACCTGCCGGTAGGTGTTGGCAGCGATGGCAAGCGCCGGCGGCGAAATGACATAGGGGTCAATCGCCGCATTGGCCGGGCGCAAGAAACCGCCCGAAACCGTAGGTACTCCATTTCCGCTCCAGCTTTCGACAGAAGCATCAAAGTTCCACAGCTTGAACGGATCGAACTGATTGTCGGTTCCAACCGTAATCAGCGCAATCTGCTGTGCAAGAGCCTCATCGCCATCAACGCGCGCCGTGTCTACCAGTGTGATATCTGCGCGCACGCCGTCGACCTCAGCCGCAAACGTCGTCAGCCGCTCCGAAATCGCCGCCGTTTTGCTGACAGCAACCGTTATTCGCTCATCAAAAAGCGCGATTGATTCCTCAAGACGGACAGTAACGACGCGGCGCAACTCCTCACGGGCCGTATAGCCGGCATAGTCCGCATTCGCCACATAGTCCCTGATGGCATCGATTTCATTGAGCAGCGCCCGATAGCGCTGCGCCGTCTCGATTGCACCGTCTACACGCTCTGTCTGTTCCGCCTCAATGGCATCCGCATTGGCTTCGATGTCGAGAATTGCCTGCGTGAAATCCAAAAACAGATCGGCATCAATCCAGTCTTTCAAGACGTCAAGCCTGTCGATGATCTCCTGTTTCAGGTCATCGATCGCAATTCGCACATCCGGTGTCGTGACATCAAGCCACGCCGACCATTCTGTCTTGCGGTTGGAATAAGGCACTTCCTGACCGCGCGCCTGATAATTGGTCGCCGGTAGGAACGTGCCGTTCAAAATCCATTCGTATGGCGGCGCATAAGGGATCGACGTGCTGTCAAACACCAGGGCGCCACTCGAAACCAGGCGCACCTGCACCCAGACATTCTTGACATCATCAACCGCGTCGGCGGCAAGAACCTTGATGGAAGGCCGACGGTCGATGCCTGCCGCATCCTTCAACGTCGCAGGTTCGACCTGCCAGCCGTCGACGACGGTTGCATCAGGATAGACACGGTCCAGCGGCTGATAGACCGGCGGCTTGTAGTCAGTGAATTGATTCCATGCGTAGTCGGCTGGGTCGACCTCTGTAATGTCGAGCATGACATCGAGGTTGGACCTGTCCGCCACTCCGTCCACGCGGAAAAGCTTTGTCTCGAAACCGTTGCGGGTCGATGTCTCTTCGACGATGTCGCCGGGCTCCAGCACCTGGGCACTCGGACCGAGAACAATCGTCTGCCGCCGAGCGCGCCGGGCCTCCGCCAACGCTTCCTTCATGATCCGCTGGACTTGCGAAGACCGATAGACTGCATTCATCGGCACATCGCTCATCAGGCGCCGGCCACCATCCTGAACCTCGAAGTTGGCGTTGAAAAGCGGTGGCGCCGTCTTGGTATTCCAGCCCTCTTTCGGCTCCGGGTAACTGGCCGATATACCATTGACCGTTTCCGACAGGCCGAAGAACGGGACATAGGACTGATCTTCCGTCGACAGGACATCGCCATCGGAAAACGAAAAAACCGCCGCCTCCGGATCGCCGACGCGCAGTTTGTAGGTTCCCCCGGTTTCGGACAGCTTGCCATTACAGCCCGTAAGCAGGGTTTCGATGCTGGTCCCGAACTCGGTATCGACAGGGATCTCGACCCCGGTCAAATAGCGCGGCTCATCCCCGTCAGGCCCACCGATCGCCGCACGGCACTTGTTGATCTGGGCAATCCAGTGCGATGCCGGAAGCCGCCCGGCCGGAAGGTTCTGGAGACCGTAAAGCCAGGAGCCACTATACCGAATGCCGCGCAGGATGTTGTAGATCTGCACCGCCGGCAGGTGATCGCCGTCGCCGCCCCATGTCGAAGGTGTCGCCCAACGCTGCGAGCCCGAACCGCCAACCGATGTATCTTTCGATGGGTCGTAGAGCTTCGACCCGGTCACCTCGAAACGGAATGCTGGAAACCCTGAAAACAGCTCTGGATTCACCCGAGCCGTCATCACGACATACGGCAAGCCTTTACCGATGCGGGTGGCGCCGTAGGGCCGGATCGGATGACTGGAAAACTTATTGACCAGATAGGCGTCGGCGGCAGTCTGCGACCCGTCGTAGAATTTTACCCAAAGATAGTCTGTCCCGTTGATCGCATATTCGACGACCGGGAAGCCCACCCCGTTGGGATTCTCGTTTTCCCAGTCGATTTCGCACGGCTCACCATTCACAAGAATGCCGTCAAGCGAACGAATAGGTGCATCGGCCAGTTGAATGACCTGCACGAGATACGCATTCGGTGTCTTGCCGCCGTTGCCCCAGGTGTTGACATAGGCAAGCGACCCAGATGTCGCACGACGACCAAGGATGATCGATCGTGCTACATCTCCGCCCGCCTGAATCGTACCCCGTACGCCGCCGGCCTGAGACTGCGCATCCCCTCGCCCGGACAGCGCCTGCGCCGCCAGAGAAATACCGATGCCAACGGCTGCATTGAGCGCGATCGCACTGACTGTCGTGAAAAAGCTGGCAGACGCCAGGCCAAGGGCCGACGCCACACCAATAGATGTGAAAAGTGCCATTGATGTACCTTGATTGCAGCGCCGTGCGCTAAGCCGTCAGTGGCTTGATGAAATGCCGTTCGGCCGCCTGGTAGCCGTGCCGTTGATACAGCAGAGAGGTGGCAGGATCAGATCCGAGGCCCACCATGTGCGAAAACACGCAGGCGCGCCCACGCGCCCACTGCTCATAATGCCCCAGCATTGCCGCTGCACCGCCCCTGTGCATGGGATCCACCCACCACATCAGTTCTGTGGCGATCTTCACCGGTGCCAGCTGGTGCGGCGCGGCCACGGCAGCAAGCACACCCTCTGGCCGGCCATCGGGCGCATAGACCAGTGTCAGCCTGTCCGGATCGCTTATGCCTGCATCGAACAGCATCGAGACCATCGGCCCCGAAAAGGGAAAGGGCGATTGCGCCTCGGCATGAAACTCCTTTGCCATCGCGAGCACGCGCGCCTTGTCCGAGGCAATGGCCGGCCGGATCACGATGCTTTCTCCGATGCCTGCCCCCAGAAAGTCTCCCAATCGCCAACTACAGTCGCGTCGACAAGGAAATCATCGGTCGCAGACCGCAGGATCTGGCTGTCATGCGATCGGGTATCCGGATTGCTTCGCGTCAGTTCCTGCGTATGAGACACACACCGCAGCGTGATACCGCCCTCACCGCCTTCCGCCGGCGTCACGATCGGCGCGCCATCGATGAAACCGACGAACCGGGGCAGCTCCGGAGCCAACGGCAACCGCGTGTCCGGGTCGAACATCAGCCTATAGACTTCGACCACGGCCTGACGGAGGTCATAACCCCGGACAACGGACGCGACAGCCTCGTCGATCTGCGAAAGCCTGATATCTACGCTTTGGACGGAAAGGTTGGAAACAAGCGAGATATCGCCTATCTCCACCAGCGTGCCGGCGCCCTCGAAATCACGGCTATCGGGCAAACCCGTGTCCGGATCAACGATGGTGGCGGTGACGTCGCCCACATCCGACCAGAAACCATACTGGAACGGCAGGCCCGTATCGAACGTCCGCGCCTTGATCCAGAGAAAGTCGCGAGCGACCAGTGTGCGGGCGTTCAGCGCGTCGATCGTGTCGATTGAATAGGTCTTCATTCGCTATCCTGAACTACGCGGGAGGGCACTGGACGGCCTGGAAACTGATGACCGTTCGGCGCGTATCCACCTGCTGCTTTGATATCGTATCCGCCATGATCATCATTGAGGTTCTGGCGTGCTTCAGGCGGACCGCGAGCCCAGGTTCAGTGCCTGGGAATAAATGCGGCCGCACTTCGAATGAAGGCGAGATGCCGGCCCCGTCTGCGGTGACGGTTTCCATGGCTTGATGCAAAGATCTCCACCCTGGGACAGCAAACGAGAGATAGTCGCCACGCGAAATCTTGAACCCGGAATCAAGTCCGGACAAGGCAAGGGATTTGTTGTTGATGCCAATGCTTGAAATGACAGCGTCGTCCGTGAACGCCCCGTCCAGATGAGCGATTGGATAAGGCGCGCGCAAATCGGTCGCGTAGAACGCGTGGACGCCGCCGTCCAACGATTCCAGTACGGCCTCAAAACTGAGTGCCTCAGCAGGATAGAGCGGGCGTGTGGTGGCCGACATGCCGAACAGCGGCGTTCCAAGGTCCTTGACCAGCGTGACGCCCCGGGCCTGCCGGGACGTCTCCTGCCGATATGTTAGCTTGAACTGCCATCCATCTGGCGAGATGATGCCGCTCTGAAGCACGTCGCTTCTCGGGAAGGTGATTGCCATTTAAATCCCCTTCACGCGGCTATTCCGGGCATCGCGGACGGTGCTCACCACCTTCGCCTTGAAGTCAGCCTGGTCGCGCTGCATCTGCGCCTTCAGGCTTTCAATGTCCTTGCCGTAACCCTGCACGTTGTAGACAGGGGCATAGGAGACATTGACCGGCGCGGCATTCGAGTTAGCAGCGCCGCGGTTGCTGTTACTGGCCTTTAGCTTGTGACTCGGAATTACTTCCTCTCCACCCTTGAAGCGCACCAGTTCCGGTCCCTTTTCGCCAACCCAAGCCACGCCGGAGCGGGCCGCCGGGGTTCCGGACGCGTAGCCGCGCAAACCCGCCCATGGATCAGACGCCCCGCCGCCGCCGCCGAACAGGCCAAGAATTCCACTCAGGATGCCACCACCAGATCCGGCGCCAGCGCTGTTCACCTCAAAGAGCGCGTCAACGACGTCGTTCAGCAATTTGTCCGAAATCTTGTCGAGAACGCCAAGCGCTGCGTTGCCGAAGGATTCCCAAACACCTTCGCCATTCTTGAGGCCAGACTTGAAGTCGTCTAGGAACCCCCTGGTAGCATCCTTGGCGAATTCAAAGGCATCCCGTGCTTTCTTGGTCGCCGCCTCTACGGATGCCATGACTTGAGCGAGCCCCGAGAGATTGCCCTTCTGGCCTTCGGTCAGAACCAAGCCTCGCTGCTGCGCTTGGTTGAGCAGGTCTGTCTCGTATCGGAGTGCGGCTGAAGCTTCCTCCGAAAGGCCGATCGCGCTGCGCTCAGCATTCAGCGCAGCGATGCGGCGTTCCGCGCCATCAACTATGTCGCTGTATTTCTCTGTTTCTGACTTGCCGTCGGACTCGCCGCCGGATTTGCCCTTTTTGGTTTTGGCATCAACATCAGTGAGACCTTTAGCCAGGTCTTTCAGCTTTTCCGAAGCAGCGGACGCACCCTTGGCTATTACATCCATCACACCACCTACGTAGTCTGTACCTTGAGCCGCCTTCATGGCGGCTGCAGCTTTTTCTACCACTGCAGCGCCACTCCCCTTGTAGGGATTTGGTACGTCCCCGAAGTCGAACTCGCCGATCTTCGGGACGCTGATGCTATCCCCAAGACCAAAAGGCAGCTTCTTCATTGATGCATTGATCTTGGCAATCAGGGAGTCGATCTTGCTGACAACCTTATTGACCATCAATTCTGTGCCGTTGACGACGGCTGATGCGGTTGAATAGACGAAATCCCCGAGGGCAGCAGGCAGTGCCGACCACGTTGCCTTTATCGCGTTGAACGCCCCCACAAAGACGCCGATGATGAAATTCGCTGCGTCCTTGGCATCGGCCACGATGTCGCGGCCGAATATCTGCGCAAGCTCGTCGCGGAAGATGTTTGCGGCCGCTACGATTGCAACGATGCCTGCAATGATGGCCAGAACCGGAAAGGCAATCAGCATTGCAGCGCCTGCCGTGACTGCAGCGACCGCGAGGCGGCCCAGAAGAGCGATAACCGAGATGATCCCCCCGATGATGGCCGGAGCGTACAATAGCGCCAAGGCCACTGCCGCTCCGATGGCATATGGCGCGATCATTTCCAGACTATCTGCGAGCATTGACAAGACGGACGACGCAAGTTTTGCCCAACCCACCATTTGAAGGCCGGCAGCGACGATCGCGATTATAGCTATAACCGCGAGGCTTACTGGGGAGATCACCGACATGAATGATGTGCCGAGGCTTTTCAGGGCGCCTGCGGCACCCATTGGGCCAAGCACAGCGGAAATCTGTGTCCCTTGCTGAAGCGCAATCTGAAGCGGGCTCATGCCCATCGCCGCCGTCACGCCGATATCTTGAAACTGTGCAGCCAGATTCGCCGTGTTTGCCGCGGCGGCACCATTTGCTTTGCCAATGCCTACGGCGGTCTGAGCCAGTCGCTTGTTTGCCGCCGCTGCACGATCAGCAGCCGAAGCGGCGTTGTCATTCGCCGCAGCAGACTTCCCTGCAGCGGCGGCGGCTGCAGATGCAGCGGCGACCGTGTCGCGTTCTGCCCTAGCTAGTGAAAGAAGGGAGGATGTTCGCAACTTCTCAGCTTGAGCCGCAGCGATCACCTCCTTCGACGCTGTGCCGGATGCTCTTGCCGCCGCGAGAACTGCAGATGCACGGGAGTTTTCTGCACGGGCAGCGGCTACTGCTGCGCTTGCCGCCCCTTTTGCGGCGTTTGTTAAGCCGTTGCTTGCCGCTTCCGCGCGCGCGGCCGCACCGGAAAGCTTATCCAAACCATCGGTGCTTTCCTTCACCCCTTTGTTGGTGACCTGAATTCCGAGCTGGGCGACGTCTGACATGATCTTTACCTTTGCATATCGCGCGCTGTATGGTCCGATTTTTCAATCGGAGGATGATACATGCATTGGTTGGCGATTTTGGTATCACTGACTGCTGGCACTGCTGCAGCCAGCGACTGTGGCACTCAAAATGATAAGCTCATTACGGTGATGGACTGGTCTGCTAAAGAAGATGATTACAGCAGTGTGCAGGTTTCGATCGACTATCAAAACAATGGCGACAAGCTGATCCAGATGCTGAAGGCGACAGCTGTGTTCTCTGACCCATTCGGAGAAAACATCGCCAATCTCGCATTAGACCCTGATGTCGTTGTCCCGCCGAAGGCCATTCACAAGGAGCGAGGCAGTTGGAGTGCTGCACGGCTTCCAAAGGTCCGCAAGCAAGACGTAACGGCCATCATTTGTGTCTCGGCCGTTCTTTATGAAGACGGCTCCAAAGAGGAATTCAAATGAGGTACATCGCAGCGTTGACAGTCTATCTGGCGCTCGCGTTGCCAGCTCATACTCAACAAATCCAAGTTCCCCCTGATAAACAAGAGGCCTTGCAAAAGGTAGTCATGGGGTTGGCGTTGGCGGATGGCTGTAACAAAAGGCTCGACAGGCCTGAGATATTCAAAGATGCGACAGCTGTATTCCTGAAATTTGCACAGAGCATTGAATTGCCAGAGGCCGAAGAGCGGACTGTGACCATCGCCAAGACGTTGGCAGATCGCCCCCAGGAAAAGGAAACATCCAACTTTTCACTATTTAACGAAGAGCTCTGTGGTGATTTAGCCGCCGGGTTAAAATCAGAACTTTCCAAATAGCGCCCGCTCGCTAACTCAGCGAAAAGGCGGCTCGAAAGCCGCCTCTGATTGTTTGGAAGGTGTTCGTGTCATGCGAACACCTTTTGGTCGTTGCGGAGATCAAACCGTTCGCATCGCGGGTTTGATAAGCTGGGCGAGCTTTGTCAGCCCCCTTGCCGTCACCCTCACCTGTTCTGTGACCTTCTCGGAACCATCAGCGCGAAGAACCGTCGTCACCTTGTGTTCGAGCAGCCCTGCCGTCGTCTTGGATGAATAGCCGAGATCGTGCGCAGCGCCGACACGCTTGTAAATCCAGCCATTCTGCCGAAGCCAGCCGAACAGATCGGAGGGTCGCATTTGCAGCGCCTTGGCGGCATCGGTGATGCAGAAGCTTCCTTCTGCCTGCGACAGCCGGTGAAGCGCTTCCTGCGAAGGCAGAAGCTCCTTGACCTGGCGTTCCAAGTCCTGCGCCTTCTCGCTGTAGGTCAGGAGAAGGCCGCGAAGCGCACCAGGGTCGTTGAGGTCGATTGTCGGGCCGCTGTTGGCGATCCGGCGAAGCTCCGCTTCCATCGCGTTGAACGCTTCGATATAGCGCAGCTTCCATTTCAGGGCCTTGCCGCCGGTGAAGCCCATGGCGAGAATTGTAAAGCCGTCACGGTCCATGTCGTATGATTTGTATCTCTGGCCGTTCTGAGCATCAACATATGGGGTCTCTCCAAAATTGGAGACACCCATGCTTGGCTCGTTCTTGATTAGGTTTTCGATGTCGCGGGTTACGTGGGCGTGCTGCTTGCCAAAAAATGCCGCGATGTCGCGGCTATTCGCAAACGCTTCGCCGTCTTTTGCGGCTACGATCGGGTTGCGTTCGGCGTCGATTTGTACCATTCCGTTTTGTGTCATTGCCAATTTCCTTCATTGGTTGGCAGTGGAACTAGCCATCTTCAGACGATGGCCGGTGGTCGTGACAGCGGGGCCGCTTGCGAGGCTTCAACCCCGCCGTCACGGATCAAGCGACCGAAGCCGCCAGATTTCAGGAGTTCTGCTCGAAATAGGCGAGAGCAGCCGCAAACATCGCGCCGCCAAACCCGTCAATATACAGATGCTCGTCCCGCATCAGCCGAAGGGCCACTATCGCGCCCTCCTGCGTCATTGCCGGCTGATCCCAATTTTCGAGGATTTCCATCGGTGCGCCGTAGGTACGTGCGATGACGTTTTCTTCGTCTTGTTCCATCTCGTCTTCAGGAACGGCACAGAAGGCAACGCAGCCGTCCTTGTAAGCCTGAATGGCCGATATGATCGGGTCGTAAGCAGTTGCAGCGCCCATGACAGCAGGAGCGCCAACGGTGAAGGCGACAGCGCTGCGAAGAATGTCACGTCTTTGCATCACGCGGCCTCCCCGCCAACAAGCACCGGAGAGCGCGGAACCATCAGTTCCGGCGCAGAGCCATTGTCACGTTCGGCGCGGATGAAAGCGTCACGAACCACAGGGTTTCGAATGAGCGCAGAAAGGGGTATACGGCGGTCAGCCATGTCAATCTCCCAAAAGATTGGTTTCGGTTAGGGCCGGGTTTGAGGTTGCACCCTCTTGTCCGGCCCGAATATTTATGGCACCATAAAACCATGATGTCAATTGATGATACCAAAAAACCGAAAAAAGGGCGACCTTCAGTCGATACAGAGGCCGTAAATCTTCGCTTGTCTCGTGACACGCTAGATCAGATCGACTACTTCCGGCGGAGTGAGGATGACCTGCCTACCCGGCCGGAAGCCATCCGCCGGCTGCTCGCTCGCGCTTTGAACGATGCGATTTCCGTCCGCATCAAGTCTAAAGACTGACTCGACTCCCGGTTGTCGGCATGCTTTCCTCCCGCTGCCAAGCCAAGGAGGGGAAGATGGGGCAGCCAGTCCAAATCAAGTTCATCGACAATGACCATATTGAAACCGATGACTGGATAAACGGTCATCCTTGCATCAAGGTCGGCGTGTTCTATACGCCGAAGCCTGCACTTGGAATTGACTATTCTACGACGCCAGCGTGGGCCTTAATAGACACCGGGGCAGACCACGTTTACATCGAACAAGAATATTTGGACAATCATCAGGCCCCTATGGGGCGTCCAGTCCATACCAACAGAGAAATGGACGCATCACATATTCACCGCGCCTGCGTAATGGTGGACCAAACCGGAGAGGTATTCGATTTTCAGACTGTTATCGGCCGTCGACTAACTTCATCAGGACAACCATTCCGAGTTGTCTTAGGCCGATCATTTCTCTCTATTTTCCGCTTTGACTTTGATCCTCGCGAGAAAAGAGCTTTGCTTCACCGTTGATGTAAGTGGCCGTCACGGTAGGACATGAAGAATACGATCCCATCAGCCTGGCGTTGATCCGAGTTACGGCCGACGCTTTCTGTACGATGGTCGCGAAGGAAATCGCTTGCGGCGACATTTGGCTGACTGACGGTGCGCTCAGTCTAAACGTAGGCCCATCTGGACAAGTTTTGTTGTGCATTGACCACTCCATATGAAAAGGGTCTCCCGCAATGGGAGCCTCTGCTTGTCTAGTGCTCAGCCTCGCGCGCGGCGATCGCTTCACTTTCCTTATCGATCTCAGCACAGTAGCGCGAACTCATTGCCTTGAGGATGCGCACCTCTTCCCGCCGAACGACGTTGCCCGTGATCGCAACCCAAGCCGCGAGTTCGTGATTTGAGATCGGCGCCGGCCCTGAAAAGCCCGCCGCCGCCGTCTCGCGCAACTCCCAGAACCAATCCCAAAGGAAATGACCATTCTCCGGAACGTCGATATCCGGACTGTCGATATCGAAACTCTCGTTCCGTTCCCTCCGGGTCTCGCCATCCTTGTCTTTGACGCAGTCGTATCGAGCGGACAGCCCTAGGGCTTCGCAGAGCCCTTCCCCAAGCTCTTGGTAAAATTTGCGCGATCCTCCGAAGCGGCGGCTACCTGGTCGTAGATCCAGCCGGCTTCCTCTACGACCTCTCGCGCCATTTCAAAAGTCAGTTCCGGCTTGGCACCTTTCCAGTCGTGATCGCCCCAATCCCACGACGCGATCGATGCTGCCGCCTTGTCGAGATATTCGTCTTCGACCTTGGCCGTGGTCAGCTTCTTTTTCCGGCTGGCGAGGAACTTGTCGCTGTGTTGCCGGACGACCTTCTTGACCTCGTTGCTCTCATTCGAGCGGATCATAAAGGTGATGCCCACCAGTTCGTCGGTATCCGGGCCGGTGAGCTTGAGGGTAAAAAGGTCTTCGGAGTTGACGAGCTTCGAAATGTCCATTTGTTTCTCCTTACACCGCGACCGGGTTCACGCGGATCGGCAGTTGGTTGAAACCCACAGTGAAACGTTCGAGTTCGAAATCATCAGAGCCGCCGCCGGGATAGAGAGGGCCGGAGACAACGCCACGGCTATAGAAGATGGTGTTGGTGAAGCCGGAGCCGCCGTCATTGCGCTCGATCTTGATCGCCAAGTTGTCCTGGTTGAGCGGATCGCCGAAGGTGCGCAGGATGACCTGTCCCGCGTCGGTAGCGACGGAAGCCACTTCAATCTGCGGGTCACCGGCGTTGGCCGTGCCCTTCTGCTTCTGGGTCACAGCCTCGTCGAGTGTGTTATACGAATTCATGGTGCTGTCGGCACCAAAGTCGCCAACGTTCCCCACCTTGCCCACCTGAACCCAGGTCAATGCTGCATAGGTGCCGCTGATGAGATCACTGTTCTGAGCAGTGGCGCATACATACACCTTGGTGCCCTTCTTCGTTGCTTTGTTCGCCATGGATTAGGTCTCCTGTTCAAAGGCGTGATAGGGAATGCTTACCGGGATCATCATCCGGTCATCATCTTGGATAGGGCTCGATGCCCACGGCTCGCTGCTGATCGTGATCCTCACGCCGGAAGCGAATATCGTTTGGTTGTTGAAGCGATCTATAATCGCGCCGGCCACATCAAGCGCCGCCTCGATGCCGGAGCCTTTCGGCCACATCACCGCAACTTGCATCAGACCAATCTTCTGTTGAGGGTCGTCGCCCATCGTGACCTGCCTGGTTTTGTTCGGCAGAAAGTCGAGCTTCAGATACTTGGCAGGCTTTTGCGTGCCAGCGGCAGGGAATGTTATGTTCGGGCTGGCGATCGGCAGAACATCGCCCATCGTCCTGAGCCGCGCCGACAAGGCGGCAAAGATTATTGCGTCCGTGGTCGTCGCCATGTACCGATCACCTATGAGAGAAAAGCAGCCCCTATCGGACCGCGAAGTTCATGAGCGCCTACATGAGGCGTGGCTGATGCTGGCCAAGGAAGTGGGCGCCACAGAATTCGGCAACAACACGCTCAAGGCGGCTCGCCTGTCGCTCTTCACATTCCAGATGACGCTGATGATGAAGATGGAAGCGCCTACAGACCAAACGCCTTTTTAACCTTCTCCGCATTCCGACTGACGTGAACATCCCAATTCTGCACAGCGGAACGGACGAAGCCCGCCGGCGCCCGCCCATTGGCGCCATACTCCTGGTGGCCCGCATAAGCAGCGGTGTAACCGAAGAATAGATCGTCTTCCAAAGACGCCCCTAGAATGACCGCTTCGACTGGCCCAAAATCGAAACTGTAAACCTGCCCATCGACTGGCCTCGCATTTGGGTTGATGCTCGGCATCGCGGTGGTGGATGCCATCAGCGATCCCCACAGAAAACCAGTGTCGTACGGAAGGAGTCCACCATCTCTCTTAATCGTCTGCATTTCCCTGACGACGTCTTGAGCACTCAAGTTGCGAACGGCCTCGATCGCCTCTGGCACCTTTTCCGCAAACCCAGACACAGATGCTGCAAAAGAGAGCTTTGCCATCAGGCTGCGCGGGCTCGATAGCGGCGAAGGCCAGCGGCAAGGTAGTCAATTTCGTATCTCATGCGGCACCTGCAGCCGATTTTATGTCGGGCTGGAACGCCAGGGGCATGTGGGTACATCAGAAGTGTTCCATCATTTGCAATGAATGGCTGATCAAGACCAACACCCTCTGCCCTGTACCGCGCCGCCATTTCTATGTGCTGCATCCGTGGATGCTCGGACCCGGAATGGTCCCAGTGCTTCGTCACCTCCTGGGCCGTGATCTTGCCCGCCACGATCTGTTGTCGGATGGCATTGTCGCGCACCGAAAACAGAGCCGTGCGGGTTTCCTCAAGGCCTATCGTCTCGGCACGGAGCAACAAATTCTTGTCCGAGAGGCGCATGACGATCTTTCGAACCATGTCCGTATCTACCGGCTTGCCCTCGCGGATGGCCTTCGCCACGGTTCGATCGAACCGTTTGTCTCGGGTCTTGAGCTCCAGATACTTGCGCATGGCTTCAGGATCGCCGGAGAGAAGGCTTTCCTTCGCCCGGGCTATGAATTCCACCTGCCGGCTTGTCAGGCCGATGTAGCCGCCTTCCCGCTTGCCTGTGATGCGGTTGATCCTGCCGACGACATCAAGCGCGGTCTTTGTTGGATTCTGCCCCTTGGACAACCCGTCCTCAAAACTGAACCTCAACGATTGGCGCTGATCCTCAGTGATGTTCGTCACCAGCGTGGCCGACTGCTCGCGGATCAGGCGCTCAGCCTCAAGATTGCGGACGCCAAACTGAAACAGCACACGAGTCCCGTCCGGCGCGATCAGAGACGGAAGGCTATTAACCATATTGATTCCGCCAGCGTTGAAGGCTTCCCTAAGTGAAAGCTCCAGTGCGGCAAATGCCTCCGGCTCGATTTGAACGGCTGCAACGGCGCCAGCAATATCGCCGCGCTCCAGCCGCTCCACGATTGTTTTGACAACGATCGAAGACTTGATCGCCTCGATTGCTTCTCGAAAAGCCGCAGCCACCTTGGGCCCATACTGATCAAGAAGTTCATCAAGGGTCATGCAATCCGTCCCTGTATGATGAAAACCACATTGGTTGCGCCGTCAAAATTGTTCGGGTCCGCGGCAACGATGTGATACTGCACGCCTCCGGCCGAAACCAGGTCACCGGCTTCAGGCTCGATGCCCAGGCCGACCGACGAAATGTAAATCTCACGGTCTGCCGTGGTGATCGTCGTCCCATTGATGTAGCGGGCATCATACGTCAACGGCACCAGCGTGGCCGGGTAAGCGGTTTCCACCGGATCGCCGCCCAGCACCGGATCGGGAGGGGCCAGCCGGGTCACGGTGCCAACTTGGCCGAACTTGGCGATAAGCCGCTGTGCAGTGGCCTGCATGCGGGCATAGATCGGGTTTGCCATCAGATACACAGGATCGCGGGGATCACCGGGATAAGGAACAGCCAGAGCAGCCCCTCGATCGTGGTGACGACTGGTGTTGCCATCGCGACCATATCGGCAATCGAAGTGGACGAGCTCGAACTGTATTCCACCTCGATTTGCCCGATCTTCTCGCGCTTGACTGTCGAGGATCCGGTGACGACCGGCGACAGGCTGTAAGGGTTGGTCAATTCGAGAAAGGCGGCTTCATACGAGGCATTGATGATCGCCACGGGGATTTCGCCAGATGGTATCGCCTCGCCATAATAGGTGGATGCCCCTGTCCTGCCCCATGCGCGTTCCTGCTGATACCCGCCGGTGCGATTGCCTGAGAAGAACCGTTCGTATCGATCAACGAACATCGATCCGCGCTGGCGAGCGGCCGTGACCTGAGGCTGCGTATAGCCGTCTGGCAATGTGTAGCCGGCGGCAGCCGCATAGGCTTCAAAGGCCGCGTTGTCGCCATAGCCAGCCATCAGATGTAGACCTCGAGCAGTGTTGCAGTCGTGCCTGTGGCGTGAATTCGCAACGCAGGCGTCAAAATCGTTTCACCGGCCGCGATATAGCTGTTGCGCAAGACGCCACTGTTGGCGACGAAGCGGATTGTGCCGCCGGCGCCATCACCACGGCAACGGATAGCGCGGCCGGCCACGGGAAGATCGACGCTATCGCTCGGTGTTACTGGCACAAGGTCGCTGCCGACGTTCGTGCCGCGGTTCAATGGATTATCGGGCATCGCTCACCTCAATCGTGGGGGACGAGCCCGGCAGCTTCCCGCCGGGCTTTATCGATCACGCCAGCTTGGCGTCGATCAGTTCCTTGAGCTTCAGGTTCGGAATATTTCCGGCGTGATCGATGCCGAGTTCCTTCGCCTGCTTCTTGAGGTCGTCACGGTCGAGGCCATCGCCCTTCAGCTTTGCCAGTTCTGCATCGCGTTCGGCGATCTGCTTCTTGAGGTCTTCGATCTCAGCGGTTGCATCAGTTGCCGCGTTCTGCAGCGTCGGCGCAGCAGAAGCTGCGTCGGTCACATAGTCGCCTCCGATGGAAAACCATCCGGTCGCCTCAATATGCGGTTTTTCGCGCAACAGCACATCGACCTCTACTGTCTGACCAGGCTCGATCAGCACCGGACCGGAAACGGTATTCACGCCGCGCGGTCCTTTCTGGGTGTTGGTAATCTTCATGGTTTAAATCCCATCCAAGTAGCGAACGGCCTTCGGACGGCGGATATCGACGCCGCCGATACGGAAGATGCCGGGGACATCGAAGCGCATCGGGCCGGTCTGCCAAGCAGGCATGAACCGGAAGGGCATTGGGATGTGCATCTTCAGCACTTCCGGCGAACGGCGATAGGCAACCATGCGCTTGCTGCTGGACGCGCCCGCCGTGTCGAGATAGCCGAATATGCCTCGGATCGTCAGTGCGCCGCCGGTCGTGCGGGTGTAGATGTTGTTCCGTTCGATCCATTCGAGAATGGTTGTCTGATTGACAGCATCGATCCGGCGCGTGGAGAGATCCAGCAGTACCGAATATGGAAGCAGCAGCGTATCCGCGATTTCAGCGCCGAACGTTCCGGTGAAGATTCCGGTCAGCTGGCCGTTGATATCGCGAAGCACCTGATCGGGTGTCTTGCTGGCAAAGGTCGTTGCCGAGCCCGTGCCGTCTGCCGGAGCGGTGGTTGCAGTCGGGGTGGACGAGTTGACCAGTCCGGTGAAGCCCTTGGCGGTATCGCCGGCGAAGGCAACAGCGTCGATCTTCTCTTCCGCAACACGACGGGCCATGGATGCCTTGTCGGCAGTCAGGTTCATGCCGAGCAGCTGGGCAGTGCCCAATTCCTCAAGATTATACCCGTAGCCGATCGCAGCCATGCTGACGCCGGTTTCGAACTTCTCGCGGGTCAGTTCGACCTTCGGCACATCCTGCGCGTTGCCGTTGAACCACTGCGCCTGGCCGACGCCGTCCATGGAGAAGTAGGTGACGGACTGAATCCACTCCGGCGCCGAAGTATCGACAGGGATCAGGGACTGATACTGAATATCCTGATACCGGATCGCATAGACCGTGGGCTCGATGAGCGAGGCCTGACGGATAAGGAAACTCATCGCGACCTGCTGAGCGTCCTGCATGTTGATTGCGTTCATGATGATCGCTCCTGTTAGCCGAGGCGCAGCGCAGCGAGACCGGCAGCAGATGTGCTGGTATCCCACTGAGCGCCTGCGATGAGGGTGTTGCTGGTCGAGACGTTCGTGAGAACGCCGGTGGCCGGCACGTAGTAGACGAGGTCACCAACGGCGACCGCGACCGATGCAGTGACAACGATGACGCCCTTCTTCATCAGGGCGACGTTCGAATACTGCTCGTACTTGCCGGTCGGCTGCGTCGTGTCGAGCACGGCGATGCCGGTGAATTTGACCGTGGCTTCAGAATCCACGACCTGGTTGTCAGCGGTGCCCTGCACGCCGACCTTGCCGAAGCCGATGCCCTCTACGTCTTCCGCAACGCGGGTGACGATGACATTCGGCTCCATGTTGAGAACCATGCCCTCAACCCAGCGGGCGTGAGTGGCAGCGTAAGTGCTCTGGATCGTCGGCATTATGCGGCTCCTTTCGTCTGCCAGGCCGACGTCATATGGTCGGTCATGGCCTTGTGTGCGGCGTCGGATGTGCTTGCATCATTGGTCGGCTTGATGCCGTCCTTGACGAGAGCGGCGAACGGATCGGGTGCGCCCTTGGCAGCGTCATCGACCAACAGGTCAAAGCGGACATCGATATAGGCGTCTGCCTTGCCAGCGACGGCCGCGTCACCGATCTTGGCGATGACCACAGCTTTGCGAATGCCGGCATCCGTCAGACCCTCGGTCTTCACGTCTTTGGCGATGGTCTTGGCGACCGCGATCAGGTCGGCGCGAGCCTGCACCTTCTTGTCGAGATCGGCATCGGACAGAACCTTGGACTTGGTGGCGTCCAGTTCGGCGTCCTTCTTGGCTAGTTCGGCGTCCTTGGCGGCAATAGCCGTCTGGTGAGCCGTCTCGGTGGCGGTGAGCTTTGCGACTGCATCGGCGAGCCGGGTCTGCAGCGTGGTGATGACGATGGCACCCTGATCGGTTACTTCAACCGGGATTCCATCGACAGTTACCGTCTTCAGGGTCATGATCTTTTCCTTTTCGGGCTTGTGATCATTGGTGACGGGGGAAACCCCCCAACTTCCCGCACCGTCACCGATGCGAGCTTGTGAACCAGCCCGTGCTCGATCGACGAGCGCCAGGTGGTTGATCTTGATGTTCTTCTGCTGGGCATCGAAGGCCTGCCCATCGGCTGTCACGCCGGCAGTCCAGTCCAGTTCGCAGACATAGCCGGCCGACAGTTCGCGCTTGCCGCTCTCGACGCTCTGGATGGCCTTGGCATCCTTCAGGATCAGCGGGAGCATGACCCAATCGCCATCGCGCTTGGCAGCCGTGCTGACCTCGCCAACAGCAAGGGCTTTCCAGTTTTCGGCAGTGACGGATTCAGCCGGGTGATCGTTCGTCACCGGCGCATGCGTGAAGCTCTGCAGGCTGTCCTGTGCGAAGACCTGATCGGCGCCGCGGTAGACGCGGACAACGGACAAATCCTCGCGTCCGACTTCCTTGCCGGAATAAAGCTGGACGCCTGTGCGGACGGCCTTGGCTTCGGCAACGAGGTAGCCATCGGCGGTCCGGCGAGTGCCAGACACCGTTACAGCGTCAGTGAAGTTCATGATCATTCCTCGCTGATACCAGCTCGCCAGTCGGCGTCGATCTCTTCGAAACGTTCTGGACCCAACACGATCTCACCTTGATATGGCGATACGCCATCAAGGTCAGGGGCATCCGGGTCATATGAAATCGTGATGTGAGGGGTATATTCCTCATGGTCCCAGGTCGCGCCCTTGTCGACCATCTCATCATGACGCCAGCGCAGCATGTTCGAATTGAACAGCAGCACGCGGGCCTCGCCGAACTTCTCCATCAGCCGGGCGCCACCGCGTGGAACCTTGACCTCGTCATCCCAGGTCGAACCCATCTCCATCCAATCCACCGGCGCGCGGGAGAAGGTGATGGTGACGTGCATGTCGTCAGCCGGAAGCGTGGTGGCGAACCCCTGCCCCTTTGCCCATGCGATGATATCTGCAGCGTTCAGCACATCCCGGCGCACATAGAGCGTGCGGGGCGCGGCGTCGTTCGCAGCCTGCTTCAATGGTGGCACAACAGGCTGTTTCGCAATCTGTGTCGCCGCTGCGGCTGCCATCTCTGCCTCTGATGGCTCTTGCTCGCCGATCTCGCCGAACTCATCAACCGCGTCCTCAAGGCCCGGCAGAACACCATCCTCAACGAGGCGATTGACCAGCGCGCGAGATACGGCATCGCGAGCAATGATCTCCTGCCCGGTTCCCGACCCGACCAGTTGGCGCGCTGCATCGGCCGTGAGCTTGAAGATGTCGGCCCGTTCCTTCTCGCTCATCTGTTTCAGAGGGGCCCAAGTGAAATGCACCTCCGCCGGGCGCGTGCCGAGGGCTGACCTCAGCAAGCACTCATCCATCTTGTGCATCGCAGGCGTCATTTCGAGCTGCTGGATGGACTGGATGCGGTCGTGATAATTTGCGAGGTCTGACTCTCCTGTCGAATTCATACCGGCCGGCGACTGGCCCAGAAGGCGCGTGACCGGGATATCGGCCGCACCCGACACGATCTGCATGAAAGCCATGAGGATGTCCGTCAGGCCAGCGAGCGATGCACTCTTGGTCTCGTATTCCTCTTCCTTGTCGAGAAGCAGAGTGCCGTTGATGCCCTTCGACATATTGGCGAGAGTGTAGCGTTCGATGATATCCGCACGATATGTGGGGCTGCTAATCTGCTTCATAAAATCAGGGATGCGAATGATATCGATCTTCGCTTCGAACACGAGCGACGCGATGTTGCCAGCTGTGCTGTCGGCATTCTTGATGGCGTCGAGCGTGGCGGTCAGAACGCTATCGCCCCAGCCTTCCAGTGCTCCCATCATCATCAAGCTATCGGGCTGGCGAGCGCCGACGAAGACCACCAGCCGAGACGGATGGATTCGCACCATCTGCATGCTGCTGGAGCCAGTCACCTCGTAGTACGATGGCTTGCCGTGGTACTCGTTGGTTACGTCCTGTTCGATCGGGCCGGCGGTCATATCGCGGCGGGAAAGGACAGTCAGATACTTGAGCCCCGTCTTGCCCACACGATCCGGATTAAGCGGCAGTTCCGGGTTTGCATCGCCTGTGCCGATGAAAATGGCTGCTCCACCGAACAACCGAGCCTTGGTCAGAGCTTCCAGTATCTTGCCCTTGACGTTCAGCCGGTTCTCTTCCGCCTCGATCAGCTCGATCTCTGCGTTCTTCGCCTGCCAGTCGCGCCACTTGCGGCAACTGTCCAGCGCCGGGATGTCAACGATCTTGCGCGGCAGCCATGATCCACGATAGGCCGCGAGAGCCTGTTCGTCTGTCATAACCGGGTTGCTGTAGAAGACCGTCGATGCTTTATCCCTGCCTGTCCCTAGGCGGGAAACGAGACTCACAAGGCTGTCATTGATCATCGCGGTCATCTCAGGTTTTCCAGCGTGAATGTCGAGCCGGTGATATGCACATTATCCGCCGCGATCACCGCGTCAGCCAGGTTATGAGACTTGACGCCCAAGTCCTTTTTGAGCTTCACTTTCGGCACGACCCGCTTCTTGCCTTCAGTCTCGACCCACCACGGGACACAAAGCTCTGTGAAGAGCGCGTCGAGCTTCTCCTTGCCGATCGCCGACGAGAACGACAAAACGTCCTCCGGCCTGATCGGCTGCCCGCGCGTAACAGCACTGAATGTGAGCATCGCCCGGCGCGCAGTGTTGGCCCAGGACTGCGCCTTGAGGTTCAAATACTCGTCTTTGTTCAGTGGGCTGTTCTTGTTGAACGGGTCGCTCGGCTTGTCAGCGTCCATCACCGCGCCGCCCGCATGGAAAGCGTAGTGCTTGACCTTTGAGGTATTCACATCGTTCTGCTCATCAATGTAGCCACCGACGAACGCCCCAACACCGATCGTGTCATAGGATACCAGGGCGCCGATGTTCTTTGCCTTCGCCCAAACCCGCTTGGCGTTCTGGACAAGCTCATCCTTGCCGGACGCCCAGTCTTCGGCGTCAGTGAAGACGCCTTCGATCTTCTCGGCCGTGGCGCATTTGTCTTCGCCGTCGTCTGCCGGGTCGAACCCGATGACGTTGCGGCCCGTCAGTGCGATCTTGAGCGTCTTGTGGGCGTCAACGCAGGCGTCAAGCCAGCGGCGCTTGAAGATGGAAAGCTCGCTGTCTCCGAGAGGCACGCCGCCGTAGATGTGTTCAAACATCTCCGGATCGCGTTCCATCATCTGAGCGATGTCACGCAACGCCTTCTGCGATAGGAACGGGTTTTCCGTATAGTTGATGCGCCTGACGACGCAGTGTGATGGCACGTTGACGACGAAGTTGCGCCAAACATAGTCGGTGACGAGTTTCGGGTTGAACAGCAGGATAGCCAGGCTATCCTCTTTGCGGATCGTCGGTGCTATAACCAGCCATTGCTCTTCGGTGAGCTTTTCCGCCTCTTCCACCCAGAGGATGTCGATATCGGAAGTGCCCTTGATGTCTTCAAGGTTCCGCTCGATGCCATAGAATATGAACTCCGACCCGGTCGCCCGGTGGATGATCATGGTCTTCTGGACGTCGTAGGCGCCGGCCAGGCCGAGATGGTTGATGGCCCATTTCAGTTCGGTGTAGACCGATTCCTGAATGCGGTTCTGAAAGCGGCGGATGCACAATACCCGCATCTTGACGCCGGCATGATCGACAAGGCGGACCAACTGGCAAGCGGTGTCTCGTGTCTTCGAGCTAGACCGGCCACCATGCAGGACGGCGATGTCGAACTCGCCTAGAAATGCTTGTTCCCAAAACTCGAATAGTGCCGGGTTGGTGAGCGAGACGCCGGTTCTCAGTCCTTGGTCTCTTGCCGCAGCACCTCTCGCCATGTCCTCGTCTCTGTCTGGATCGGTGCGCCGCCTGGCCCGCTGTGTTCGTGCCGCTCGACGAACATGCCCAGGTGCTTGCCGATGTCGACCAGCGCGCCCTTCTTGTCATGAAGCTTGATCTTGATGCCACCGGTTGCGTTCTGGCTGATCTCGGCTATGGCGCCGGCCGTGTCGTCGTCGATCTCGTCGGAGGAAATCAGCGTGACGTTGTTGGTGACAACGTTCTTGATGACCAGAGTGTCGCCACCGTCGGGGTTGTCTTCCTCAGTCACCAACGTGCCCTGCCACTTGATAGCCTTGCGGATGTCGGCGAACCCGATCTTGGCAAGTTCTGCCAGGACGCGCTCTTTCGTGATGGCGAGCTTATCGATGGCCTTTTCGGTGGCTTTGCGCTCTAACGTTAGCTCCCATTCCAAAAGATGCGATACGCGATCTTGAATGTTTTGTTTCCGCTTTAAAGTGGTAGCGTTTCCCCTGTTTGCTTTAAATCCTGCCTGCGCATAAGCATCATCGGCGGTTTTGCCTTGTGCGAGCAACTGTGCAAACTTCTCGTGCCGGGCGTTTCTCAGGACTGGCATTTAGCTTTCCGCTGGCAATCGATCTCGACAAGCACGTTGTGCGGGGCAACGATCTCTGCCATGCGGAAGCAGGCGAACATCAAAGCCATCCGGAGTTTATAGCCACGCGGCACCCTGACCTTGATGGCAAGCGTAACTCTCGGAATTTCCATGGTCATTTCGGCCATTTTTCAATCTCCGATTGGTAAAAAGCCCGAATATCGGCCACTTAATCCTATTTAGCTGATCGGATTTCAACCTGTGGGATGCCTCAATCTCTACCCTCGTTTAGAGAATACAGAATGAGGCATGGGAGGATGGTCTGGTTGCGGAGGGTGGATTCGAACCACCGGCCTCATGGTTATGAGCCATGCGAGCTACCGGGCTGCTCCACCACGACAAACTGAAATTTTGGGTGCATTTTCCCATTGGGCGCGGGATGCTGCTGTCCCGCAGTGTGGCACCGGGACGTATCCCCGCCGCGCCAAATCAATGTCGCGAATTTAGCTGAACATACCAGAAACAGCAAGTGGATTACGCGGCGATTGTCGCGATATCCAGTGGAACTGAAATAGTGCCCGCGATGTCGAACTTTTTGATGAGCATCTGAAGGCGGGGATCGGTCTTCGCTGACTTTCGCAGCACCTGACGAGCAAGCCGCGACCGACGGTCAAATTCGACGTCGGCGTCGGCCTCGGCAGAGCGAACCTTCATGACGTCGAGGATGTCGATTGCCATTGGCCGACCATGCTGATCCTTGACGATGCCGGCAACGCCATTGGTGGCCTTGAGCAAGTCCCAATTGTGCGGGTCGCGGACAAAGACATATCCGACCATCAGCGCGAACCGGCGAACCTTCCACAGGTCAGTATGCTTGCGGTCGCGGATCAGACGCTTCTCTGCGGGCATGTAGCAATAGAAGCCGTTATCGGTCAGCGCTTTTTCGATCGCCGAGACGTTATGGTTGAGGTTTGGGACGATGCGATAGCCCTTTCCGCGTGATGGGCGTTCATCTGTGCCCGTGCGCTCAACGCGATATTCCCGGCGAGGTTTTTGAGCGCCTGGCACGGTCTGGACCGCATACCAGGCCATCTGCTTCCATTCTTCATGTGTTGATGCTGCCATGTTCCTGTCCTCGCTTGTTGATGAGCTGCCGCCGCGCTCAGTTTGCCGTTTTGGTCACTTGATCGACTATCTGGGCCTGATCCCTTTTGGCGAAACCGGCGTGTCGATTGCCGCGCGTTCAGCATCCGTCATCGCGTCGATCTTGCGATAGGAATGGAAAGCCGTCGTATGGTCCCTGCCGCCGAAAAGCCGACCGATCGAAGGAAACGACATTCCGAACATGCGCTTCAGTTCCCATACCAAAAGATGACGGCGGATGACTATTTCCACCATCCTCGTCTCACCAACCATCATCGAATACGGGATTCCGAAGCCATCACTGCGGCGCTTGATATGCCCAGATGGGGACTCAAACATCGCCCGGTCATATTTCCACGTCACACAATGTGCGTCGAAGCGAATGTCTTTTTGCTTCCACGCTGGAACCTGTGGAAGCATGTGACGGACATCGACCTTCCGATCCTCGGCTATCGGCTTTCGGACCGCAGGGGGCTTATTGAAGCGGGCCTGTCTGGCTATGTGCGCCTGGTGCTGGCGGATGAGTTCGGGATTGTGAGCGTTCATGGCTATCGACCTTTCGCGATGCGTGACTTTGCGATTTTCGAGACGAATGGCTCGGGAGACTTCCGCAGCGCGTCGAGCTGTGCCTGTGTGTCGGAAGCGATTCCAAGATGGCGATTGTCGTGGGGTTCAAGCTGCATGCTCTTGATCCGCCGTTTCGAATCCCTCGTTTGGAATTTCCGGCTCTTGCAGCGCGGGTCTGGATGGCGGCGCCCATATTTCACCGATCGCCCAAAGGAAAACCGAACCGGTCGGCAGACCCTTTTTCGCACGGTTGACCCAGCTTTCCTGAGACGGGCATTTTTCGACGAAATACCAGCCGACGCGCGATAGCTCGTCTGCCCTGATCGTTGCGCTGGTCACGATATCTTTCAGCGGAGCGTGCCTCCCTGCCATGGTCTTCATCTGGGCATTTTCGCGAACCATCCTTGCCCGCTCGGAGATGCGCCCCCGGTCTTCACGAAGGGATTGCGCCTCGGAATTAGCAATTGCCGCCATCTCCGAGGGGTTCGGCAAGAACGCCAGGTGCTTCGAATAGCCTCCGCGCTTCATCTTGAAGAACATCTTCCGAAGACCTTCGATTGGGGTTTCGGACAGGGCTTCCCGGTACAGGTCAATAGCGTCCGTTTCGCTCACGGCTATCGGGATCATCAGACCGGCATCGAGCAGACCGTTGATGCACTTCGCCACGTCGTCAGCGCCCGACGGTGACAGCTGTTCAGTGAGGGCGGTAATCTCGCTCTGGAAGGTCGATGATCGGTCCGGAAGTGTCTGCATTTTCATCACCGTAGATTTCGCTTTTGATTTTTTGGCGGATACGCTCGTGGCGCTGCATCGCCTCGCTTTTCGGCTTCTGGCCTGGACCCGGCGGCGGCTGCGCGCGGTGTTCCCAAGTGCCGGCGGCCTTGCGCTTGTCCATCGCGTCCTGAATGGCCGGGACGAAGTATTCCCAGGATCTGGCCGGGCGATTGAGCCGGGCCGCGACGGCGCGAATGGTCGGGAGGACGTCTAGGTCGATATCGGCTCCGATCCGGATGAGTTCCATCACCGGGCCGACGACGAAACCGCCATGCGGCTGCATCTTGTCGCCAGCCGCATCCCTCAGCTTGCTTTCGATGGCAGCCGGGTCGAGATCATGGCCCGCGCAGGATGCTGCTGCTTCGTCAGAAGCAGTAGCTATGTTGTCGGTTGAAGGTGGCACGCCCGTATCACTGCTTTTGCTATGCACATGCAGTGCATTTGCATCATGCTTGCTTTTGCCCTTCGAATACCTGCTTTCCGCAGCAGAGCGACGTTTCTCAATTATGTCGTCGGCCTTCGAAAGCTCGGCATCAATCCTCTTGTGCGTCCAGCCCGGGCCAAACAGCATGGCGATCACGTCGCGGCTTTCCTCCCACTGGTCGGCCGTCATGCGGGCCACGCGGGCGATCAACTTCTCATTCGCCGGGAGGTGCCCGTTCTGCCAATAGTGCATGATCAGCAGCATGTAGGCGCCGTGCTCGGTGGCCGTCAGGTGTCCGGTATCAGCGAGGTAGTCTGCGATGTGGAGTGGCATCCACGCACGGTTACTCATCGGATCACCTCGATATCAATGTGATACAGACCCTTGACCATCTTCACGGCTCTGCGAAATTCCCTCGTCTCAACGCCCTTGACGTCGATCACGCGGAATCGGTCTTCGGCTACATCCCAGTAAGCAAAATCCGCGGTATAATATCCGACAAACTCTGTGCCGGAGATCAGCGGGAACTTAGGCTGGCGAGCCAGGGCATAGATTTCGCCGCGCTTCATGCGAGCCTTGAGAAAAGCAAAGTGCCTGCCTTCGGCTTTGCTGTCCAAGCGCTCACCGTCAACTATCGTTGGCTTGGCGTTGAACTTATTCTTTCTGGCCTTTGGATCAGATGCGGCACGGTATTGCTCGGCTGACATGCGATCGGTCATCACGCGCCCATCCTGCATGCTTCCCTGATAACGCGGAGCCGGTCGCGGCTGACCCGGTTGTAGTTCTTCCGGTACTCGATATCCCGTTGACGCTTATCTTCAGTCTCTGCCGGGCGCTGATAATCGCACTCCCTGCTGTTCGTCATGGCGGCAATGAGATTGTAGGCCGTGCTTTCGGGTACTCCCATTGCCTCGGATATGGCGAGAGAGTTGCGACCGTGGATGGTTAATGCTTCTTCGAAGGTCATGCTGCCACCTCTTGCCCGTCGCGTTCGCGTGCCCGCCGCGCTGAACGGCTGACACGGGCAACTCGCGGTCCAGAGAGGCTCATCATCGGGCCAGTCAGCAAGTCGAGCTGCAACGGACCAGAGACCGCCACCTGCGAAGAAATGGCATTGCGTGTAGCCGATAAGGTCATCCGGGTTCACTTCCTTGATTGATCGTTCATCGACATCGCCAGGCGCGATCACGCCAGCGTCGATCATTGCCCGGAGGATGTGGGCTGCGGCCGGATCGATTTCGTTGTAATATGCCGCCATGCTCATTCGCCTCTTGCTGAAAAGAAATTCCAGACCATTCGCGGTCTGTAGTTGGCCCGGCGGGAGGATTGCCGGGCTAGTTCGGCGCCAGGAGGGGAGCGCCGAAGGACATCATTCACGTTTCGCTTTCCTCGCCAGCCACAATATTAGCCAGCCGCAGGATCGTCGGATTAACCGCCAGAGACTTCTCATGCGCGTATGCCTTCTCCACCCGTTCAGTTGCCTTGATGTACCCGGTGGCAATCGCCATGAAATTGGAAAGCAGCATGTCGTTTACGACGCGATTGCGCATGCGCAGCAGCACGGAAGCAGGTGTCCCATACTTGTTTTGAGCACGGGATGCGGCGGCCTCAATCGTGTCTCCGGGGCCGCGAAATTCCAGCCTGAGCATAAACTCAGCCATTCCTTTTGCCTCTCTGACGTACGCAACAGACATTTTGATTTCCCTGACAGAACTTTTGTCACCCATGACATCTCCTTTGGCTCAAATTGCTCTTGTTGAAGGAGCAGACGCATGACCAAAGGCATTCAAGAGGTGGACGACGTGACGGGCTTTCGAGAGCTTTTCCCGTCGTCCACGAGGCTCGCCGCTGCGGAACCCGTAAGCATTGGTGATCTTGCCGCCGTGATAGTTTCAGACGCCACCGTTAAGCGGACAGACGCGATGCCTGTTCAATGGGAAGCGGGGCGAATTCCTCGTCCAATTCCATTTGCATGGCGTCGTAATCGATGACCGGCTCTCTCTGCTTGTGCAGGGAGTAGCTCCGGACGAAGCCATGGACGGCCAATCCGATGAGCGCCGCGCAAGGAATGGCAGCCATGAGCCAGAAAAAATTAGACATTGGAGCCTCCCGGCTTCGAGAAGATGTGAGCGAGATCATGGGAGGCCGCTATCCTCGTGGCGCTGTCCCATTCGCTTGCAGGTCGATCGAGGGTGGGGCGCTGAACCGCCGCACGCTGATGCGTTCCGCCCTCGACGGCCATCTGTGCAACGGCGTCCATGACGCTTGCAGCGCGGCGCTCGTATCCCCGTTCGTCGATCATGCGGCCTTCCTCGCCTTGAATGGTTCCTTGCCTTCCGATGCCCTGATTTCATCAACCAGCGCGACGACCTTGGCCCAATTCATGACCTTGCCACGACCCTTCGCGCCAACGCGCTTGACGATGGTCATGTTGCGGACGATCGAAAGGGCATAGCCGTGGTCCAGCAGATATCCCTTGATGTGATCGTAGTGAGCGGTGACGCCCGGCTCGAACCGGCGCACAGATCCGCCCTTTGCTTCGAAAGCCTTGACCATTTCCGTCGTGTCGACCTTGACGACGGGACGGCGATCAGACGGAGTGAATTGGAACGATGAAATCATCAGGCGTCTTCCTTTTCGCGTTCAGCCGGTGCGCTTGCGCAATCGCGGCAATGTTGACGGCCCGCGCCGCCGCACGTCTCTTGACCAGGCCGCTTGCAATTCGGGCGAAGAACCAGGGCGTTCGTGATTCGCATTTCGTCGGGGGATGGCTTGGGAATGGGTGCCGGGCTTTCACCGGCTTCAGCATGGGTCAGGGGAGCGCCTTCCGATCTAGCCGGGATTGCCTCGCGCACCTTTTCCGCTTCCCCACTTCTCGCTGCAAAAGAGCTTTTCGTGGAGCGGTCCATTTCGGCACTCTCGCCGCCCGTCACGTCCTTTACGTGGACGTTGTCGCCGGTTTCCTCCGCATTGGTCGGCGCTGCAGCAACAGGAAAGCCGCCCACCGTCTCGTCTGCCGTTTCCGGCTGATTGTCGGGGAGACTGGACGCATAACCTTCAGCCTCCCCGGTTGCTGCGTCGTGGGAGGAGGAGACGACTGCAGCAGTCACCGACGCGGGAGGAGTTGCGTCGGATGGGGTATCGAGTGGGCCATTGCCGAACTTGCGGGCAACGGCGTCGGCCATCGCCACAGTCGAAGCGTGACCTTCTTCGGAGATCAGGCCAAGAGCCAGAGCTTCGGCAGACAGCGCCTTTGTATCGTCCATGGCTTCGGACGAGCGGGCACGGCGGCGGGCGTCTCGGTCAACAAACTCACCCGTGATTGGGTCAAATTCTTCAATGATTTCTCGTGCGGGTGCATGCACGAGATTTGTGCCGTGGATTGCATCCCAATACGTATCGAATACGATGTCCTGCTCTTCGCGCTCGGCATCGTCCAGCTTGCGCTTCTGCACGACTTTCTTGATCGCCTTCACGTCGAAGCCGTTGGCGCGCGCTTCTTTGTAGATTTCGGACTTGTCGGCGTTCAGGTCAGCAATTTCGGCTTCGAGCCGTTCCACTCTCTGAACAATCGCCTTGAGCTGGTCGCGGGCAACGGGTAAGGCTTCGGTCATGCGGATGCCCTCTCTGCCGGAGCAGAGCCAAAGAAGTCTGGCCGAAGATCATGGCGGGAAACCTTCCCGCCAGTTGCCCTTTCAAAATCAACCGCCTTTTCGACGCTGATCTGCTTCGCATCGGAAAGAAGCCACGAGATGTACTGCTGCGAGCAGCCGACCGCCTGCGCCAACTTTACCTGCGATCCGTGGACCTCAATGGCCCGTTCAATATGGAAGCGAAACTGTGTCATACAAGCAAACTAGTAAAACCACAGCAGCCTGTCAACTAGTTTCCTTGTGTGCATCGAAACTAGCTTACTGGTAAAATTCAACTCATGTCGTCAATCGCTGAAAACCTCAAAAGACTCAGGAAGCTACGCGGGTTCTCTCAGGCCACGCTTGCGGAGAAGTCTGGCGTGAGCCAACAGCTCATCTCCCAACTCGAAAACGGCAAGAACCAGAAGACGACCGAATTGCCGGCGCTTGCATCTGCCCTAGGCGCAAGCGCCCATGAGATCGACGAGGATTTCACCCCGGACCTGGAAGGTGTGCCGACGGCTGTTGTGCCGGTACTGTCTTGGATCAGCGCCGGGGCGATGCTACGCGATGATTTGAGCGACGAGGCGAAAGGGGCAATTCGTGTCGCCTCTTTGCCGCCAACCGGGGACTGGATAGCGCTCCAGGTCGTCGGGGACTCCATGGACAGAATATCTCCGCCTGAATCCACGATCATAGTTGATCGTCGGGACAAGCGCCTGGTGACAAACGCCTGCTACGTCATCGCGGATGACGACGGGAACGCGACCTATAAGCGATATCGCGCCGGGCCGGTTCGTTTCGAGCCGGTATCGACAAACCCTGCGCACGAACCGCTTTTCCCGGACAATGACCCGATCATCATCGGCCGCGTTCGTCGATCAATCCTTGAGATGTGAGGCTTGCGTGGCCGTTCGAAGGCCGTCCGATGTGGGAAAGCCTCTTGCCGGAGGTGGACGCAGTGCTTGAGCCGCTGTCGGCGGAGGAATGGAACCGAGTGAAAATGGAGGGACTGCAACATTGACCGGATAGTTTGCCTAATTTCTAGGCGTGAAGCTGGTGCCAAGCTGGACATGGCTCAATTATTAACTAAAGTTCACAATTTTTGTATTGAAAGCATTCGAACTCGCGCTAACATAAAACTCATGGAAAAGAAACTGGTGAAAGATATGAACATGTCACTAAGCAAGTCCTTTAGAAAGGGCTTCTTGGGCGGTATCCTGTCGCCCGGGAATCTCTTCTTAAGCCCCAAGATCCAGCGCCCTGCTCAGTACGATGGCAGTGTTGCGAGAGCCTGGCGGCAGGTTGGTGTTGCGTTGTCGGATGCTACCCGAAAAGAAGGGGAAAGCATTGGCAAAACATCCCGAAACAAAAAGCGGCGTTCAAATATCGCCGCCTAAGCCTAAATCAGCGCCTCTGAAAAAAGACGCTGATATTGCCGACGAGATTGAACGGCAAATCGGCCCCCTTGTATCTCAGCAGCAGCGCGAGCAGATTGTCAGCCGCATAGTCGGGGTTATGCAAAGCGAGCAGTTCTCGGGGCCGATCGCTCATCCTAAGCATTTACGGGCATACGAAGAAATTCTGCCCGGAGCCGCCGAACGCATAATGACGATGGCCGAAAATCAGCAAAATCATAATACCGACATGGAAAAGAAGATAGTTGCGGCTCAGATTTCAGACCAGAAGCGAGGGATGAGATATGGTCTGGTCGCGTTGACCTTAGTCATCTGCCTTGCCGCATATGCTGGCATGAATGGGAACAACACGCTTGCGGGTATGTTGGTCGGCGCTGGAGTTGCAGGCGTGGTCGGCGCCTTTGTAAAAGGTCGATACGATACTTCGGCCTAAAGCTTTCCCAATCTCGGGCCATTGCAGTCAATTGCAAACCCCGCCCTCACCCGGCGAGGTTTCTCATGGTATAGTGTTGGCGCTGACAGCTGTTTGCGGTTTCTGGATGATCCGCAATGCCGCTATCCGGTCCGCTGGCGATACGGCAACGGCGTGGATTGAGGAAAAGGGTCGATCTCTTTTTGCGGAGGCAATTTCTGTCAAACAGGGCACAAATCAGCCTCGGTTTGGCGTTTCTGACGTGGAAGAAAACAAGGCGATAGATGAAGCCAAAGAAATCGGAGGCATGTAAACATGGACATGAGAGAGAAGCTTCAGATAGTTGGCCTCTATATGTCTATGCACGAGACCCCACCGATCAACGTCGTTGGGCTAGCTAACCGGCTTGGAATCAAGGTTTATGAGGCGGACTGGCCTTCAACTATCTCCGGGAAAATCCAGAAAGACCGTGAAAAGGGCGGCCATAGCGGCTTTGCGATCTTCGTGAATAAGTCGCATTCCAGGAATCGAAGAAGGTTCACGATTGCGCACGAGGTAGCACATTTCGTTCTACACGAAGACCTGATTGGTGATGGGGTGTTTGACGATGCTCTGTACCGTAGCGGTTTGCCCAATAAAATTGAACAGCAGGCAAACGGTTTGGCTGCTGACATTTTGATGCCATACCAAATAGTGCAGGCCAATCTGGACATGTCCATTGATGCTCTGGCCGATATGTTTGATGTATCGACTGCCGCTATTACTGCCCGGTTGAGTACCGTGTCTAGCGCTGGCAGCTTCGTATCGTGAATCCGATCCCTATTTAGGAATATCGAAAAAAACCCATATCCAGCCCCGCCCTCACCCGGCGAGGTTTCTCATGCCGCGAAACAGCGCAACCCAACAAAATCAAACTCCCGGCATGCCCGCGAACGCGCCGCCCGCGCCCTATGCCGTTTCAACAATGTGCCGGAAGACACGAAGTTCGAAGGATGTCTGATGTGGGAAAGCTACCTGCCAGAGGTGGATGCAGCAACTAACATTGCAGGCGCTGGAAAAAGGACTCCAGAGCTTGCCGGATATAATTCCGTGGCTTCTAAAATCATCTTCCCTTTCATGATGGCGACGTATTCGAACTTGGCATAGCCAGCAGTTCCCAGGCCGTTCGAAAACTTCACGACTATCGGCGCTTTATCCCCTAGCACGCTGCCATGCAGGATTCGACCGATGTCGATCGACAGACGCCAAAGCACCTTGCCACCATCCAGTTCAGCCCACATCTCGTCGTAGATGATGTTTTCACCGATATCCGGTTCGACTATATGACCGCCGCCTGTGTAGCGCTGGGCATCGTCAACGCCGTCTGACGCCCACGCATTGAAGCCGTCTTTGCTTCCATATCCGGTCATTCAAATCACCATCTTTCTATGCCTGAAAGCCCCGCCGTCACCCGGCGGGGCTTTTCGTTTGTAGCATGGCGATTCGAACCGATCAAAATAAATACTAGTTTCCTTGTTGACAGCCTTACTAGTTTCCTTGTAGTCTCTTCTCAACAAACCGCTTCACGGAGTTGAGAACATGGAAAGCAAGGAAATCAGCAAGGGACTTTCGGAACTGGTCACGGCGATGCTCGGGAAGGGCCTCGCTCGTCCCGACGCAAGCATTGTATGGCCGGCAAATTCCGACCTGACCATCCTGCTGTCGCAGGCAAGACCCGGCAACAACTATGCCGAAGACACATTTCACTACGCCAAGGGCAAGACCATCGCTGTGGCTTTCGAGAGCGCAAGGGATTGCGTCGATAATCTCCCCTCTCCGGAGAAAGCCCGCATGCAGCGGTTCATGAAGTCCCTTGCCGGGACAATCGAAACCGGACGCGAGTGTGGCATCGAAGTCGAGTTCCTGACCCCGCTTCAAGAAACGATGAAGACGCTTTCCAACAACATTCTGACCGATCAGCGCGCCGCTTAAATCGCCGCGATCTTCACGGAGTTGAGACAGATGACCTCCCTCGAAATCGAACTTCCCTTTGACGAACTCATGACTCCGAGCTTCGGCGTCGGCATGCTGCTCTATGGCACAGCCTATCTCCAGGATGCTGGCGACGGCGATTTCTTCGTCCAGTCCGTCAAGCTCGACGGCGGCCCATGGATCAGGCCTGTCCGTGAAGGCGGCACTCTCGAAGCCAAGCTGTACCAGGAAATTGCGGCAGTCCTTTATGACAAAAGCACCCATGAAGGCCGCAAGGCTGCGGAAGAATGGGCTATGGCGCTTGCTGATAGCCGGTTGCCCGATCCTGACCGCGCTTACGACGAGCGTCGGGACGCATGCATTCACGCCCACTTCGCAGCATCAGAATAATCAACCAATCCAACGAGGGACAAGACCATGGTCAAGAAGCCAAAGCAGAAAGATGCAGTGAAGGAAGCGGATCAGGTTGTTGTAGCGATCAAAGGCTTCGACAAAGGCCTGTCGTGCCGTGGATTTCAGTTTGAGGTCGGCAAGACCTTCAAGCATGAAGGCAAGGTAGAGGTATGCAATTCTGGCTTTCACGCAATCGAAGGCCATCCGCTCGAAGTTTTGAATTATTACGCCCCCGGTCTTTCGGTCTTTCACGAGGTGGAGTTGTCCGGCCCACTGTCCCGCTCTTCGGAAGACAGCAAGATTGCATCTGCTGAAATTACCATCAAGGCCGAACTGAAAATTCCAGAACTCGTTTCCCGCGCTGTCAAATGGGTCATGGATCGTGCCACCTGTGATCAGGGCGCTGCATCTGCCACCGGCAACCGGGGGGCCGCATCTGCCCCCGGCTATCAGGGCGCTGCATCTGCCACCGGCTATCAGGGCGCTGCATCTGCCCCCGGCAATCAGGGCGCTGCATCTGCCACCGGCAACCGGGGGGCCGCATCTGCCACCGGTTATCGGGGCGTTGCGTCTGCCACCGGCACTCAGGGCGCAGCATCTGCCACCGGCTTTCGGGGCGCTGCATCTGCCACCGGCAACCGGGGGGCCGCATCTGCCACCGGTAATCAGGGGGCCGCATCTGCCACCGGCGATCAGGGCGCTGCATCTGCCACCGGTAATCATGGGGCCGCATCTGCCACCGGCGATCGGGGCGTTGCATCTGCCACCGGCGATCGTGGCGTTGCGTCTGCCACCGGTGATCAGGGCGCCGCATCTGCCACCGGCTATCAGGGCGTTGCATCTGCCACCGGTGATCAGGGGGCCGCATCTGCCACCGGCAGTCGGGGCGTTGCAACTGCCACCGGTGATCAGGGGGCCGCATCTGCCGCCGGCACTCAGGGCGCTGCATTTGCCGCCGGCAACCGGGGGGCCGCATCTGCCACCGGTTATCGGGGGGCAGCAACTGCCACCGGCAATCAGGGGGCCGCATCTGCCACCGGCGATTGGGGCGCTGCATCTGCCACTGGCGAGCGGGGCGTTGCATCTGCCGTTGGCTATCGGGGCGCAGCGATGGCTTCTGGTCGCGCCGGTCGAGCTTCCGGCGCGGATGGCAACGCTATCTTCCTCGCAGAGCGCAATGATGATTACGAGATCATTGCCGTATGGGCAGGGATTGTGGGCAAGGACGGTATCGAGCCTGACGTGTTTTACACACTGAAGGGCGGGAAGCCGGTTCTCGCATGACCCGCCCCGACCCCGCGATCCGCACGATCATCCAAATTTTCCCGCCGTCGGAAGTCTCTCCGGCCCCCAACCAGTGGCTGCGTATCGCTGCCACGATCTTCTTTGCGATCGCCGTCGGCATCGCAGTTCAGCTTTGAGGACATCATGAGCACCGAAGTATCAACAGACCTGATCATCAAGCTGCCGGCCACTATGACTGCCGCGACCTTCACCCCGCATGCCGCCGAACTGAGCGGCTTCCGTAAACCCAGAAAGGAAAAACAATGACCATCATCAGAACGCCCACAAAGGCGCACGGCGGCATAACTGCTGAAGAAAAAGCCCGAATGGAAGAACACGCAAAGCTGTGGATCGGACGCGCGATGCGAACCGACCCGATCGAGCCGGAAAAGATCATCCCGGCAATGGAGGGACTCTATGCCGTGGCGGGCTTGAAGAAACCGCGGGTAATTATTGTCCCATCGCCACTTGTCATGGCTTTCGCCTACGGCGCCTCCGCCGCTATCTGGCACGGACGTAAGACCAGCGCGGCGACCTACGCGGCGACCCGCGGCGCCACGCGGCGACCTACGCGGCGACCAGCGCGGCGACCTACGCGGCGACCAACGCGGCGACCTACGCGGCGACCAACGCGGCGACCGACGCGGCGACCTACGCGGCGACCAGCGCGGCGACCTACGCGGCGACCGACGCGGCGACCGACGCGGCGACCAACGCGGCGACCTACGCGGCGACCTACGCGGCGACCGACGCGGCGACCTACGCGGCGACCGACGCGGCGACCTACGCGGCGACCAGCGACCGTGAGCGTATCGAAGCGGATGCCTGCCGTGAACTTGGTGGTGCACTTGGTATCGAATGCGCAAAACGCTGGTACAGCAGCTACCAAGGCGGCAACATGTGGGCCGGCTACGACTGCTATCTGACAGCCTGCCGTGACATCCTCGGCCTGGAGCTCGTCAGCCACGCCGGATACGCGCATTGGGAGCAGGCCGCGATCCACGGCGGCTTCCGCGTCATGCACGAAGAATTTTTCCTCGTCTCCGATTTCCCTGAGACTCTGAAAGTTGACGATCAGAATCGCCCACACTGCGAGACTGGGCCATCGCATCGGTGGCGGGATGGCTGGAGCCTGTACCACTGGCACGGCGTGCAAATCCCTTCGGAGTGGGTTGAAGACAAGTCTTCACTTTCCGCAAGAACCGCACTGACCTGGGAAAACATCGAGCAACGCCGATGCGCCCTCGAAATCGTCGGCTGGCACAATGTCTTGCGCGAGTTGAATGCAAAGGTCGTTGACGAGCACCCCGATCCGCTGTGCGGCGCCCTTGTGGAAGTTCAACTTCCGGATTTGGACCGCAAAAGCAGGTTCATCCACGCGCAGTGCGGCACGAAAAGAGAATTTGCAATCGGCGTACCGCCGGATGTGAAGACGGTCGTTGAGGCCCAAGCATGGCTCACCGGCCTTCCCGTAGAAAACTTCCAATTTCCCACCGTCAGAACCTGAAAGGATGACGATTATGCGCATTATTGAAACTCTTGGAGCTCAGGGCGAAATCCGCATGTTCCGCGTTGATGAGATCCCCGGAAACGCCGTTCCCATGAAGAAGGAAAACGGCCATTTCATCATCGGCCATTCCGAAACGGGACATCACCACGTTCTCGAAGCGGAGCGAGTGCAGGTTTTCCAGCAGCCGGACGCTCCGCAGGGCATGACGATTCTCTTCGGCATTCTCGAAAGCCCTGGTTCGCTCACACATCTGCGCGGCCACGACACTCATGCTCCGCATGCCTTCGAACCCGGCGACAAGATCATGTTCCGCACCGACCGCGAATACGACCCCTATGCCGAGCTGGCCCGGCGCGTGGCCGACTAATCCGATCCCTTTCGGCGTCCGCCTTCGGGCGGATTTCAAAATGGATATCTGAAGGAAGAACGAAGATGGCAGAATTCACCGACGCACACCGCTGTGCCGGCATCGCTGATGAGCAGGCCATGCTGATCGTCATCGCTTTGGTCAAAGGCACCATCCCCAACGTCACCCTGAAATATTGAGGAGCAGGACATGAACGAGAACGCACTTGCACGACACGAAGACGCTCAGATCATCCACGTCTTCCCGCCGGCGGAAGTCTCCCCTTCTCCCAACCAGTGGCTGCAAATCGCTGTCGTGATCGTGTTTGCGATCTTCGTCGGCATCGCAGTTCAGATTTGAGGATCGATATGAGCGTTGAGACATACCGACGTCACGCCGTTTGGTGCCGTTCCATGGCTGATGAATATCGCCGGGATGCGCCTTTGATGAATGAGCCGACACGAAGCGGATGGCTGACGCGTGCGGATGATCTCGATGAGAAAGCCGACTGGTACGAGAAGCAGGCGGATAGCCTGGAACGTTGCCTGCACCCCAATATCAAAAACAAGGAAGCCGCGTGATGAATGCCTTTGAACGCTTTAACATCAAAAGCCTTTCCCCCACGATGATCGCTCAATGGGATGCCGCGCCGGCAACCCTCATTCTGCGCCGTCTGTACGGTGTGAAGGGTAAGGCTAACGCCAAAATGTGGCGCGGCGATGCGGTCGAAGCCGGTTTGAATTTTTGGCTGCACAACCGCCATCGTGAAGACGCCATGGCAAACGCCAAGACATTGGCCGTCGAAACATTCTGGCAGCGCGCAGCAGGTGAAACGTCGGAAGAAATCGACGATGTTCTCAAGGGCGTTCCCGGCATGGTGGAGCAAGCCGTGATTGCTATCAGCACCATGCCATCCAACGTCATGGGCACACAGTTCGGCGTCGAGGCCTTTCTTGATGACGTTGACGTGCCGCTTTTCGGTAAGGTTGATTTCCTTTTCGAAGATAAGTCGATCGTGGAATTGAAGACCACAACACGATGCCCATCGAAGATCGAAAGTGTATCAATCTCGCATCGCTGGCAGGCGGCATTTTACGCCAGAGCGCGCGGCGTTCCCGTGAAACTGACCTACGTCACGGACAAGAAGAACATCGCCTTTGAAATCCAGCCCGACGACGTTTCGCTTGTCACGATGCGCCGCGCTGCTCTCAGCCTGCAGAAGGCCCTTTCCGGAACGGATGACGGCGAATCCCTTTTGCGTTCGCTCTCTCTGAATGTCGAGAGCTTCTATTGGGACGAGGAGGTCATGCAAGCCTACGAGGATGCGATCGAAGGCAGGCTTAAACTGCTCGTCGGTCCTGGCACGGAAAACCTCGCTGCTCAAGGATATGTGACCTTTGGCAAGCACTCCGGCAAGCACATCTCCGAGCTTCCAGACGGATACCTCACCTGGCTCCTGAACCCCAAGCTTTCTGACGGAACCGTGTTTGACGTTCCGAAGGAACTTCAGATCGCGATTGCCGACATGAAGGAGGCCGCGTGATGCCAACTACCGAGGATATCAAGCTACTGTTTGCAGAGTTCCGGCGCGATGCCATCAACTGGCGTGCACAGTCTCTGACAAGAGAGGGCGATAAGGCGCTTGCTCTCGCCTACATCGATGCCCGCGATGTTATGGACCGGCTTGACGAGGTTTGCGGAGCTGAGAATTGGCAGGACCGCTACGAGTTCCACGGCGCCCGAACGATTTGCTACCTGTCCATTCGTGTTGATGGCGAATGGGTCACGAAGGCCGATGGTGCCGGCGACAGCGATGTCGAGGCCGAAAAGGGCGCGATCTCCGACGCCTTGAAGCGCGCCGCCGTGAAGTGGGGCATTGGCCGCTACCTCTATGCTATCCCTGCCCCATGGGTTCCGTGCCAGTCCATCGACTACAAGGGCAAGAAGCAATGGAAAAAGTGGAACGACGACCCGTGGAAACACGTTCGGGGCGCTCATCCTCAAAAGGCAGCAGACAAAACTACGACCCCAGCGAAACAGACCGCCGCTGATCAAAAGTCCCTGTCCGATCTGATTTCGTCGATGCGCGAAAACAAGACCACCGCCGAACTTAAGTCGTGGTGGATCGATGCCGATTGCAAGGCGGCGCGGGCGAAGCTTTCTGACGGTCAATACAAAACGCTGAAAGCAGATTTCGGTGTTTACGGCGCTTCCCTGGCTGAAAACCGTTTCCCCGGGGACATTCCAATGACGGATGCCGAAGCATCTCGTCACCCGCTGAATTCGTGAGGCGACAATGGCGCAGGAAAAGAAAACCTTTGTTTTGATCAACGAACACGTCCGCGGCAACGCGATGGCAGCGCTCATGAAGGCGCTGCCTGACTTTACGGTCACCATCGCGCCAAAGCAGCGGTCAAACGATCAGAGCGCCAAGCTCCATGCCATCCTTGGCGACTTGGCCCGGTCTCCCCTGACATGGGCAGGGAAGCGCCGGACGCTTGAAGAATGGAAGATGATCGTCATCAGCGGCCACGCGGTCGCTACCGGCCACAGCGGCGAGGTGATCCCCGGCTTGGAGGGAGAGTTTGTCGCCATCCGCGAAAGCAGCGCCAGCATGTCGGTCTCAAGGGCGTCCAGCCTGATCGAATACCTTCTGGCGTTCTGCGGAATGAACAACGTCGAGCTTACGGAAACGTGCCGTCGCGGCTTCATGGACGAGCGTTTCGGTTCCGACCGCCATACAGAGCGGAGGGCGTCATGAACCGCCTCATGCTGATTGCAATCCAGTCTTGGAAGGCTTGGAGGGCGACACGCCGCCTCGCCCGCGCCCTACCGGCCGTCGCCGAGCGCAAGCAGAAGATCGCCACGCTCCGCTCCCGTCATCGCTCAACGAAAACAGTCATTGCCGAGCAGCGCGAGGATATCCACGCCGCACTTGGTTTGCAGAGGACGCGCCATGATTGATTGGCAGAAAACCGCATCATCAGTCATCGACGAGAACGACATGTACCACATGTGGGTTCTGTCCAGCCGCCTGCCGTTCACTTTGGCATACCGGAGGGCTGCCTGATGGCCCGGCGCGAATTCACTAAAACCGTCTACGCTCAGATCGTGAAGCGCGCTCTGCATCCTAAAGACGGGATATGCTGCGAAGGATGCGGCCTGGTGCTCGGCGCCAAGCCCTATCACATCGATCACACCATCCCGGATGCGCTCCAGATCGACAAGAGCAGGAAGCTGACTGCCGATGACGGGAAACTGCTCGGGGTCGAGTGCTGCCACAAGCCAAAAACCGCCGATGACGTTGCGGTGATTGCGGAGGCCAAGCGCCGTGAGGAAAGGCATCTCGGCATGAAGCGCAAGACGCAACCGATCAAGTCCGCCCCATTCGCCCGATCCGAAAAACCCCAGCGCCAGGCCAAAGCAGAATTGCCAAGACGCTCGCTCTATAGGGAGACGCAGCCATGACAGAACGCGACACCCCGTCGCCCGACCAGCTTGCCGCCGCGCCGTTCTGCCACTTCGAACGCCGCATCCTGTCGTGCCTCGCAGCCCCGGCTACGGAGGGCGAGTAGATGCTCAAGTTATCGCTGGAAAACAAGCTTATCGACCTGCCAGACCTAAACCGATTCCAGATTGGTGACGAAGTTGTAGTTGACGCCAGTGCGGATAACGACCGGTTCGAGGGCGTCATCATCGGGATCGAGATGAACCGACGATTTTCTATCGGACCGCTGGAGCCGAGCATCACACTCCTGCATGACGGCTATATCACGGACGGCTTCAAGCCGATCGACTGCCGCAAGGTAAACCCATCGCCCACCCCGAGGGAGAGGGGTAGCGAATGACCGCAGCATCGGAAAAGCTACCCTACTGGCCGGCTGCAATGGACCTCAAATCAGCCGCAGCATATTGCGGCGTATGTGTCGAGACCTTCCAGAAGGTTTGCCCGGTCAAACCACTACAATTCACACAATCCACAAGGGGCGCGCGCTATCTGCGTCAGCGCCTTGACGAATGGCTAGTTTCTATCGACCCGAACAAGCAGACTGCGCCGCCCAAGAGAAGCCTGGTGGAGCAGCTGTATGGTGGTGCTGGTGAAGTACGAAGGGCTTAACGTCATCAAGGCGCGTGGGCGCTGGTATGTCTACGTGCGCGAGACAAAAGAGAAGCTCTTGGGCGGCTTCGAGGGCTCGCGTGACGATCTAATGAAGCGCCTTGCGATGCCCGACTTCATGGCGAAATACAATTCGAGGCGACTGCTTCAATCCAGCCTGACCTATGAGCCCGGCACCCTAGGCGATCTGGTGCGATGGTTTGAAACCGAATGCCCGAAATACCAGACCTTGGCCGATGCCACGAAGAACGACTATTCGGTGGCTTTCAAACACTTGCGCCCGATATTTCATACCGAGGTTTCGCAGATCACCCAATCTGACCTTTACGATATCCGGGACAAGTGCGCGATCGAGAAATGGCCCCGCTTTGCCGACAAAATGATTGCCGCGCTGTCGACGATGTTCAGCCAGGGAGTGAAGCGTAAAAAGATCCCGAGCAATCCAGCCCGAGGCATGGACAAGGCCCACAAAGCCAATCCGAACACCAATCGCGAATGGATGGCCGATGAGGTGTCCGCAGCGATCGAGGCCGCGCCTCCGCACATCAAGACGATTCTCTTCCTTGCTCGGTATGCTGGCTTTCGCGGGCAGACGATCGCTGTCCTGAAATGGCGCGAATATCAGGACGATCCTTCATACGGCAAATGCTTTCGAGTCGTGACGCGTAAGAACAATGAGGTGCTTTGGGTGCCTGCCGCAGTCGAGCTGCAGGAGCATTTGGCCGGTGTCGACAAGACATCCACGTTGATCGCCACGCGGCAGAACGGCGCAACGTGGGACAACGAGGTGCAGATGCAGACCGACGTGAGCCACTTCCTGCGGGCACTGGAGAAGGATGGGAAGGTTGGTGCCGGGACTACGCTCCACGGCCTACGGGTCACCTATGCGGCCGATCTGAGACGATCGGGGGCGGATGCTGGCGACATTGCGGCCGCGCTCGGAGATAAGTCCGAACGCATGGGCACGCACTACACTCGGCACGTCGAAAGCGAGGCCAAGGTGATTAGAGCTTTCAAGGGAAAGCAGTTCAATCCGTAGGGCTGAGTTCCCCGGCGAGAAGCTTGCGGGAGACCGCCTTGAAGTGGTCGAGGCCCCACTCGTTGATTGCTATGTTAACGCTAGTAAGTACAATCCGAACGTTGCTCGCAACATACCCTTCACGCCTGTCGATGCGGTCAGGGCTCGGGGCAAAAGGATTTTTGTGCCAATCGTCTTTTCGAACTCTGGGGCGGTAGTCGAATGGCATTCCGGTCAACTGGCATCGATCGTTCTGCCGAAGAAGCTCTGAGTACATCCAATCAGCCGAGAGATCGAAACCAATCTGGCGTTCGGCAGCCCGTTTCTTGCATGAGATGATGACGCGCTTGGCGACAGCTAGACGGAACGGGTCGACATGCGTTGCTTCCCCTTTGCGGTTGCCACACCCGCTTTTGACGATCCAATTCGCTATATCGGGGCTTTGTAGATGCTCATTCAGCTCATCTCGTGTTCCCGAGAAACCACGTACGAAGGTTATGGATGGCTTGCCCCTTGTCATGACGTACCACTTGCCACGCGCTAGGACTATGTTTAAACCACCGAACGGAACAGAAGGAGAAGGCATTATGCAAAACACCAAGGGTTGTTTTGCAGGATCATACCTTCAGAACTGATCTAAGTATATGATTTAATTACATGCGGACGTGGCGAAACTGGTAGACGCAAGAGACTTAAAATCTCTCGGAGAGATCCGTACGGGTTCGACCCCCGTCGTCCGCACCATTCTTTTCGTTGCGCGATACCACACGCCAATCCATTGCCCTGGTTCGACTTCGCTCCGCTCAGTTGCACCACGCGTCCCGTTTCCCGGATCAGTCGTTCCGCAGGCTCGCTGAAGACACGCTGAGCAAGGCGAGCCCGATGAAGATCAGCACGAAGGCGCATTCCATTACATAACCGGTATTCAACGACGCCGGCTGGTACTCAGGATAAAACCCGGTGCGGAACCACATGATCACATGGGCGACCGGATTGTAGAGCAGGATGCCGCCATAGGACTGCGGCATCGAATCGGGCAGGAAGAAGACGCCGGAGAGCAGCATCATTGGCCTGTTGATGATGCTGAAAATCTTCTCGTACAAGGGCGCGCGCACAAAGAGCGTGACGTTGATAAGGCCGATACCGGCGCCGAGCAAGGTGGCGGCAAAGCCTGCCTCGATGACCGCAGCCCAGTCGATCGATGCGGAAAACTGCGGCGTTTCCAGAATGATGAAGCCAAGGATGCAGACGGCGACGAGCGACGTCGTCATGAACTGGAGAATGTAGCGGGCAACAACCGTATCGATCGGGGCGACCAGCGGATAGTTCAGCAGCGATTTGTTGGCTTTAACCGCGGAGGCAAGATAGGACGACATCGCCTGGTAGAACTGGAAGGCGAGATAACCGGTGGCGAAGAACAACGGAAAACTCGATCCAAGCGCCGGCGACCGGGCAATTGCGGCGAAGAGCACCGTCATCAGCAGCACATGCGAAACGGGATCAAGCATCGCCCAGACATAACCGCCGGGTTTGTCGCCGAAGCGGGCCGACATTTCCCGCACCACAAGGGCTGCCGTTACGCGGAAATGCGATTGCAGAATGCTGATCATGCGTGCGTTCCATCCTGCCCCGTCGGCAGCGGCTGCATCATTCCTCCAATCCGGTCCGAATTATGGCATGCCGCGTGTTTCAAACCTGCCACCGACTGGTCCATAGGCCGGGTGGTGGTGCAATCCGTCTCCACAGAGCGACGACATCGACCTTCGACAAACGCCATCGCTATGCGCCCAGCCGTGGAGCGCGCCGGCGACGCTCTTGCAAAGCGGCGGGCATTGCCGGTAAAGCATGGGTTTACGCGCGGCAGAAGGCCTGCCGTCGCCGTTTCACCCTCCGATCTGCGATGATCAAGCTGGAGCCTCGCGCATGTCCCTTCCCGAAAAAGCCTTTCCCGTTTCCTGGGACCAGTTTCACCGCGACGCGCGCGCCTTGGCCTGGCGGCTCGCCGGCGAAGGACGCGAATGGAAAGCCATGGTCTGCATCACCCGCGGCGGTCTCGTGCCTGCTGCCATCATCTGCCGCGAACTCGGCATCCGCCTGATCGAAACCGTCTGCGTCGCGTCCTATCACGACTATGTCGAACAGGGTCAGATGGTGGTCATCAAGGGGATTTCCGAGGAACTGAAGGCCGATGGTGGTCGCGACATTCTGATCGTCGATGACCTCACCGATACCGGAAAGACCGCGGCCATCGTCCGGGAAATGCTGCCGAACGCCCATTTCGCGGCCGTATACGCCAAGCCGAAGGGCCGTCCGATGGTTGATACCTTCGTCACGGAAGTCAGCCAGGACACCTGGATCTATTTCCCCTGGGACATGGGCTTCACCTATCAGGAACCGATCGCCAAGGGCGGCCGCAGCTGATTTTTCGCAGCGCGCCGCGGCTTGTGTGGCATGGCCGGCTTCTGCGCACCCGGCCTAACCAGACGGCTTCGGATCTATCCCCCCGGAACAGGGGCAGACTGCAGCGACCGGCGCGAAGACGCGGCGGTGCTGGTCTCGGGCATGCCCGGGAAGCGGAAAAGGAAACATCAATGCGCCGCAAGGCACTTGCCCTGCTTGGTCTGTGGATGCTCGGCGCGTCGGGGCCAGCATATGCGCAAGACCCCATTCACGTGGCGCCGGTCAGGGACTATGTCGAAACCAACGTGCTGCCCTGGATCACCGACCGGACGATCATTGACGCCTTGAAAGACCACAACGAGTTGAACGCCCACCTGACGCATCCAGCCATCGCAGCTCTGGATGCGCAGTGGCGCGCGGAAACCGCAAGCACGCGGCGGCCGTTGATTGATTCGGTTCTGTCGAGTGCTGTGTCGCAGTTCCTGAAGAAAAGACAGGCACTGTCTGACGGCGTCATCACGGAAATCTTTGTCATCGACGCAAAAGGCCTGAGCGTCGGCGAGAGCGAGATCACCTCCGACTACTGGCAGGGTGACGAGGCGAAGTGGCAGAAAACTTTTCTCATCGGACCGGATGTGATGTTCATCGATGGTGCCGAAAGGGACGACTCGACCCAGATGCTGCAATCGCAGGCCAGCATGACGGTTTCGGATCCAGTCACAGGCCAACCGATCGGCTCGATCACCGTCGGCATCAATCTGGACGCACTCTGATCGATTTTCGGGTCGGTACGCGCCAAAGCCTTGCGCGGCAGACGGCGCGGGTCCCGGTGGGGCGAATCGTTCCGGAACGGCGCATAATTTGTAGGCCATGGCCATCCGCAAGTTTCGCCGTCTCCCTAATCCTGCTGATTTTTACCCGCAAATAATGGGGTTTTTCACAGCGATCTTGCCGCGAAATTTCAGGCAAGCCGCCAAGCTGCTGTTTTTGCTGAATTTGCCCACTGTCCCCGTTTTCCACAAGCACCACACACTATATCTGGTGTTCGCATTTCCATCACAAACCACCCCTTGACGGAATCGGGTGGGATGCGGTTAATGAATTCTACGTTGCGGCGGCGGCGGGACCGGGAAGTTACGAGGCCGGTTTATTTCAAACTATCGTCTGATGTTCAGGCGGCCGAGGCGGATGATCCGCCGGTCGCGAGCGCGATATTTTGTGATGTCCCAACTGCCCCTTGCGTCACAAATAGCTGGCGTAAAGAAGTTGTTAATACTATATTTAGTGTTTGCAGCCAAATTCAGCACAAGATACAGGGTGTCCCGACAAGGGGTTTCCTGACATGACGTGGAGACTGGAACTGGCTGCGCACCCTCCCGCGCGGCCGGGCGGGATAAATTTGCCCGGCACCATGGTGCCGGCGACGCGGCAAGCAGGCGCGGAAAACAAAGGATACGGGACTTATGAAGATCGAACGTCGTTTCACCCAGGCAGGCCAATCCGCCTACGCCCAGATTGAGTTTCGCAAAGCCATCAGCGAGATCAAGAATCCCGATGGTTCCATCGTCTTCCGTCTGGCCGACATCGATGTGCCGGCCCAGTTTTCGCAGGTCGCTGCCGACATTCTGGCGCAAAAATATTTTCGCAAGGCCGGCGTGCCTGCACGGCTGAAAAAGGTCGAGGAAAATGCCGTTCCGTCCTGGCTGCGGCGTTCCGAGGCAGACCTTGCCGCGATGAAGGACATCCCCAAGGACGAGCAGTACGGCTCCGAGACCGATGCCCGTCAGGTTTTCGATCGCCTGGCCGGTACCTGGACCTATTGGGGCTGGAAGGGCAATTATTTCGCCTCTGAAGAAGACGCCCTCGCCTTCCGCGACGAACTCGCCTACATGCTTGCCACCCAGCGCGTCGCACCGAACTCGCCGCAATGGTTCAACACCGGTCTCCACTGGGCCTATGGCATTGACGGCCCCGGCCAGGGACATTTCTACGTCGACCCCTTCACCAGCAAGCTCGTCAAGTCCAAGTCGTCCTACGAACATCCGCAGCCCCATGCCTGCTTCATCCAGTCGGTTGGCGACGACCTCGTCAACGAGGGCGGCATCATGGACCTGTGGGTGCGTGAAGCCCGTCTGTTCAAATATGGCTCCGGCACAGGGTCCAACTTCTCCTACCTGCGCGGCGAAGGTGAAAAACTGTCCGGCGGCGGCAAGTCCTCCGGCCTCATGTCCTTCCTGAAGATCGGCGACCGCGCGGCCGGTGCCATCAAGTCGGGCGGCACCACACGGCGCGCCGCCAAGATGGTCGTGGTCGATATCGACCATCCGGATATCGAGGCCTACATCAACTGGAAGGTCAAGGAAGAGCAGAAGGTTGCCTCCCTCGTCACCGGCTCCAAAATTGTTGCCAAGCACCTGAAGGCAATCATGAAGGCCTGCATCAATTGCACGGCCGACAATGATGCCTGCTACGACCCCAAGCAGAACCCTGCCCTGAAGCGCGAGATCAAGGCCGCCAAGAAGGACCAGGTTCCGGAAAACTACGTCAAGCGTGTCATCCAGTTCGCCAAGCAGGGCTACAAGGACATCGACTTCAAGACCTATGACACAGACTGGGATTCGGAAGCCTATCTGACGGTCTCCGGCCAGAACTCCAACAACTCCGTTTCGCTCAAGGACGACTTCCTGCGCGCTGTGGAAACCGACGGAACATGGAACCTCACCGCCCGCAAGGACGGCAAGGTCATGAAGACGCTGAAGGCGCGCGACCTGTGGGAACAGATTTCCCATGCCGCCTGGGCATCGGCCGATCCGGGCCTGCACTTCAACACGACCATGAACGACTGGCACACCTCGCCGGCCGCCGGTCCGATCCGTGCATCCAACCCCTGCTCGGAATACATGTTCCTCGATGACACGGCCTGCAACCTTGCCTCGCTGAACCTGCTTCAGTTCAAGGACGCCAAGACCAAGAACATCGACATCGCCGATTACGAACATGCGGTGCGCCTGTGGACGTTGGTTCTCGAAATCTCCGTGATGATGGCCCAGTTCCCGTCGCGCGAAATCGCCGAGCGCTCCTATGAATACCGCACGCTCGGGCTCGGCTACGCCAATATCGGCGGCTTCCTGATGTCCTCGGGCATTCCCTATGATTCGACCGAAGGCCGCGCCATTGCTGGCAACCTGACGGCGATCATGACCGGCGTCTCCTATGCGACATCGGCCGAAATCGCCGCCAAGCTCGGTCCGTTCCCCGGCTTCAAGCCGAACCGCGAATCGATGCTGCGCGTCATCCGCAACCACCGCCGCGCCGCCCATGGCGAAACCCAGGGTTATGAAGGCCTGTCGGTCAACCCGGTTGCCCTCATCCAGGGCGAATGCCCGGATCAGGACCTCGTGGCCCATGCGACAGCCGCCTGGGACAAGGCGCTGGAACTCGGCGAAAAACATGGCTACCGCAATGCGCAGGTCTCGGTGATTGCACCGACCGGCACGATCGGCCTGGTCATGGATTGCGACACGACCGGCATCGAGCCGGATTTCGCCCTGGTGAAATTCAAGAAGCTCGCCGGCGGCGGCTACTTCAAGATCATCAACCGCGCCGTGCCGGAAGCCCTGCGCACGCTCGGTTATTCCGAAAGCCAGCTTGCCGAGATCGAGGCCTATGCGGTCGGCCATGGCAATATCAACCAGGCACCGGCGATCAATCCCGGCTCGCTCAAGGCCAAGGGCTTTAGCGACGACAAGATCGAGGCGATCAACGGCGCCACCAAGGCGGCCTTCGACATCAAGTTCGTCTTCAACCAGTGGACGCTCGGTGTCGACTTCCTCAAGGAGACGCTCAAGGTTTCCGACGAGCAGCTCGCCGACATGAGCTTCAGCCTGCTCGAGCATATCGGTTTCTCGAAAAAGGACATCGAGGCGGCCAATGTGCATGTCTGCGGAGCGATGACGCTGGAAGGCGCGCCGTTCCTGAAAAACGAGCACCTGCCCGTCTTCGATTGCGCCAATCCCTGCGGCAAGATCGGCAAGCGTTATCTCTCTGTCGAGAGCCACATCCGCATGATGGCGGCGGCCCAGCCGTTCATCTCGGGCGCGATCTCGAAGACCATCAACATGCCGAACGACGCCACCGTTGAGGAATGCGGCGCTGCCTACATGCTGTCCTGGAAGCTGGCGCTGAAGGCCAATGCGCTCTATCGCGATGGTTCCAAGCTCTCCCAGCCGCTCAATGCCTCGCTGATCGAAGACGACGAGGACGAAGATGCGATGGAGGATTTCCTGGCGGCCCCGGCCGCGGCACAGGCCGTCACCATCACCGAGAAGATCGTCGAGCGGGTCATCGAACGCATCACCCGCGAGCGAGAAAAGCTGCCGAACCGCCGCCAGGGCTATACCCAGAAGGCGATCGTCGGCGGACACAAGGTCTATCTGCGCACCGGCGAATTCGGCGATGGCCGCATCGGCGAGATCTTCATCGACATGCACAAGGAAGGCGCTGCCTTCCGGGCGATGATGAACAATTTCGCCATCGCCATCTCGCTCGGCCTGCAATATGGCGTGCCGCTGGAGGAATTCGTGGAGGCCTTCACCTTCACCAAGTTCGAACCGGCCGGCATGGTGCAGGGCAATGACGCGATCAAGAACGCCACGTCGATCCTCGACTATGTGTTCCGCGAACTGGCGGTGTCCTATCTCAACCGCCACGATCTGGCCCATGTCGACACGTCCGACTTCTCCAACACGGCGCTCGGCAAGGGCATCCAGGAAGGCAAGACCAACCTGCTCTCCACCGGCTGGACCCGCGGGCACAAGCCGACTTTGGTTTCCGGCGGTACGATTGCCGGCACGGAACCCAAGGGCGCAGCGACTGCCGCTCCCGCCAAGGCAACCGCCGGCGGCAATGTCACAGCGTTTTCGAGCCCCCAGTTTGCCGGCAATGCTGCCCGCAAGCTCGAACCGGCCGTCTCTATATCGACGTCCGAAATCGTCTCGTTCAAGCGTGACTATGAGGAACGCGCTGCCGAACTGATCGAGGAGATCACCGGGGAAGTCGAACAGGAAGTCACAGCCCTGTTCTCCGACAAGGCCGCAGCCGAAGCCGCCGCCGCCAAGTCGGACGCCAAGAAACTCGAAGCCCAGCGCCGCATCCGCTCGATCGCGCAAGGCTATACGGGCAACATGTGCGGCGAATGCCAGAACTTCACCATGGTCCGGAATGGCACCTGCGAGAAGTGCGATACGTGCGGTGCGACGAGTGGGTGCAGCTGATCAGTTAAAGAAGGAGGAGCCCGCTTCAGAAGCGGGCTTTTTTCATGGATAAACGATATCAAGTCTTCGTCAGCTCAACTTATGAAGATCTCAAAGACGAGAGATCTGAAGTAATCCAAGCCCTTCTGGAACTTGATTGCATGCCCGCGGGCATGGAGCTTTTCCCTGCATCCACTGAGCAGCAATGGAGTTGGATCAAAAAAGTCATTGATGAGTCTGATTATTACATGGTTATCGTTGCGGGACGTTACGGCTCAATTCATCCAACTGAAAAAATCAGCTATACAGAGATGGAATACCGGTATGCAGTTAGTATTGGCAAACCTGTATTAGCGTTCTTGCATCCCAATCTGGAAGCCATCGTTTCTGGAAAAACTGAAAAATCTACATTTGGCAGGGCTAAACTATTGGAGTTTAGAAAACTGTGTCAGACGCGGCTGTGTAAGATGTGGGATTCACCAACTGACTTGGGAGCGAAAGTAAGCCGAAGCCTCACACAGCTGATTAAACGAGAACCGGCAATTGGTTGGATTAGAGGTGATCAAGGAGGAGGCGCGCTCCGCCTGGAATTGGCTGAAGCAAAATTGGAAATCGAAAAACTAAAATCGACGCTAAACGAAAAATGGAATAGCGCCAACGAGACTTTGGCTAGTGGGTCCGATATTCTAACAATAAAATATCTGGCTGAAACGTCGGAACGTAAGGTCGGAAAAAGCGACAAAATATACTGGGTAAAAGGCGAGGAAATACCTTATTTTCCAGATTTTACTTGGGATGAGATACTTAGGATCATCGGCCCGGACCTTCTTCTGTCGTGCGATGAAAATGACATATGTCGCATGCTCAACCAAGTTGCGAAGCACACTCTCCAGAGTTCTGACGATCAGGACGAAAATATAAGAATTGACGTAGTCAAGATATACGATGACAGTCTAAAAAGAATACGAGTGCAGTTTAGCGCTTTAGGCTTTATCGAACTAGATAGCGGAACTAGAGGTGGTTTTGCCTGGAATCTCACAGAGCGCGGTTTGACCAAGGTATATAGTTTAATAGCTACGAAGGTTGAATCCAATCCGGCGACGTGAAAAGGCAACAGCGGTTTCTTATCTCCCCCTTTGTGGGGGAGAAAGCAATTTCAGCATCTTAGGCTTCAGCTAAGTCCTAGAAATTGCAAGAGAGGGGGCAGGCATGGACGCACCGACGCCTCCAGGGAAAGAACGCCCCCTCACCAACAAAATCTAACACTTAGCCTTCGCCTAAGAGTCCGTCCGAACACTTTCTCATTTTGAACATAGCCTTCGCAGCATGAGGCGGATGGAGGCTAATTTGAGGAAGGCAAGCGCATTTCTTGACAGGTTTTCGAGGTCCTTGGCCAGTCTACGGCATCGTCCGAGCCATGCGAAGGTTCGCTCGACAACCCATCGGCGTGGCAACAACTCGAAGCCTTTGGCCGCATCGGATCGCTTGACGATTTCAGTTGCCAGACCTGGTCTGGCCTTCTTCTGACCCTTTGCGAAGA